TAAGGGATAAGGTACGTTAAATATAAATTATTAACATAATTTATATATTAACTCTTTATTAAACCTATGAGTAAATAATTAGTTCTATTTGTTCTAGAGATTTAACCCGTACTTTCATAAAAAACCAAAGTGACCAAAGAAAAGTTATAAACAAAAGAAATAGTTGTGCCAGATTAAGAGGCTGAGGGGGTGGTGTGGTGCCGCCGCCGGCTGCCGATGACTGTTATGACGGTGATCTTAAATTTAGATGTTATTATTGACTTTTGATTCAGACATTTTTCATTTTTCAATAACAAAATATTAGTCGGAATTAAAAAATAAAATTTAGGAGATGAAATCTTATGTCAGAAATCGAAAATGTGGAATTGGAAAGAAGATTTGAACTAGATGAAAAGAAATTTTATCTCAATTTATTAACAGATGAACACATAAAACCAAATGGTGTACAAACTATTTATTACCAAAACTATATTTATCATGATAGCAATAACCAAATCGAAGAAAGAATAAGAAAGATATCTGGATTGGGTGATTTTGCTGATGCTGAACCCATTTATAAAAAAACAATGAAACTCGGTATAGGCGATACTAGAAAAGAATTCAAAAATAAAATGACTGAAAAAGAATTTGAGTGGTTAAAAGATTATCTTGAAAGAGAACTTGGATACAAACCATTGATTAAATTACACAATGAGTTTGAATATTTTTTAAATGGTAAAATATATACTTTAGAATTATCGAGTTTTTTAAAACCTCATAAACAGAGTTCGATCATTGAACTAGAATTCGATACAATAAACGAAATGGAGTCATTTGAGCCTTTAGATTGGATGGGTAGGGAAATCACTAACGAATATTCGAATGTCGATATATGGAAGAAATATAACCTGATAGGGGAATAATGATAATAGAGGTGATAGGATATGTTGAATACAAAAAAACATAGTTTTATTAATAGGATAAACACAGATAAAGAAGAGTTTCAAACATTAGTAACACAGTTGATGGATATCATACATGAGAGTTATCCTTTAGGGGATTTTAAAATAGGGTGGCTTATAGATGGTGAGTGTTTATTAATAAATAGCCAATACAAACTTAATAATCCAGTGTTTGGTTTCACCAGTGAAGATGAAGATTTTGAAAACCAATTTAACGAAATTTATTCTCATTTATTGAAAAACGATTATATCTATTTTGGTAAAAAAAGTGAGTTTGTCCATTAATAAATATAATCTAACAATATACTAGTGGAAATTAGTGAATTGATCACTTACAATTTATCCTTTGCTCCTGGGATTAATTGTGGCAGCTAATTATCCTTATTCAGCAGCTAAGCAGTTGTCAATTCTTTTTTCAATTTCTAACCATCTCCCTTTTTGATTTGCGGGTGTTGTGAACCGGAAATAAAACAACACCCGTTACATACTTAATTCTAATTCTTATATATTCCCAGGGTAAAACCTGGGATTTTAATTTGGCAAAAATAAACCCAGGGAATAACCCCTGGGTTTTGTTAATCTATTACATACCTTTATTTTTCTGCTGTTCCATATATTTTTTTCTTTCTAAAAATTCCATTTTGGAATCAACCATATCTTCAATTTCAGAATTAGTCATAGTTTCCAATTCTGTTTTAGTTATTTTATCATCGAAGAATTCAAGCAGTTCGATCGTTAGTTCTGATTTCTGTTTGATAGTCTCTCTTGTATCGAACTGTTGATCGTAAAAAAAAGCATATCATTCACATTCTTATTATCGTTTTCAATCCACTTACCACATTCTGTACATTTAAACGGTTCACCTTGGAATTGATACTCTATATCTGATATCAATTCTTGGTCAGCACCATCTGAGATCTCCATCATTAGTTCATCTGGTAGGTTATCTATAGCTTCTTGTATTTCTTCAACCTCATCGTGAATTGTTGAGAATTGAATTGTACCCACATTATCTTTTGTGTCTCTTAAATCTTCAATGGTTAAAAGATCAATGAATAATAAAGATTCAGTGTATGTTTCATGGATGTTATTAACTTCAGCTCTTTTATTGTGCCATAGATATTTAAGTTTTTCATCTGTATCTGTGCTTCTTCTTAATCTCTGTGGTAAATATTCTGATAACCTATTGATGATTAAAATCCTAACCTGTTCATCAATAAACATATATTTTTTAAGATTAGGAGCTGATAACTCTACAGTATATTTAATTTCATCTTTTTCTAAAGTTACTTCTTTTTTCTTACCCATTACTGTTTTGCTTTGTAATTCATCGATTGTTTTGGTTGGATCATATTCGAAATCTTCCATTTCGTTATTCAATGAATTATCAAATATTTCTCTTATATTTTCAGTGGCTTTATTCTGTGTACCACAATGTGGGCAGTTAATAACTGAATCTACCCCTTTATTTGGTGTATTAGCTAAAGCCCATACAGCATTGATTAAAGGTAAATCCCCTGGTGATGTGATTTCTAAGAAAGTAGAAAAGTCAACCTTTTCACCATCTTTAAATTCAAATTCAGAATTCTCAAAGATGGTTTTGATTTTTTCTAAACTCTGGAAGAAACCAAACTCTTTCTCATATAAAACATTATATGCATCCCTTGTTTTAATGAATGTATTGAGTCCGTGCATTTTGATTATATAATTACTTTCAAAAAGAGGGAAAGATACACCTCTGTCTTTTCTACTTATGGTTTTAAGTTTCTGGAGTTTACTTAAATCACCAGCACGCTTTTTATTAGATACTCTGGATTCCATATCGATGACTTTATTTTTTTTCTTGGGTTCTTTATCTTTTTGATCTCTTTTTCTTTTGATCTCTTCTTTTTCTTTTTCTTCCTGTTCCTTAGATTCAATAGCTTTATTGTGTACTTCCGATACAGTCTTTAAAGTGTTTACTGCATCTTTCATACCTTTATCTATTTCCTCCATATCTTCTTTTGGGATTCTATCTTTCATTGTGACCTTTTGTTCTGGTAAATCCATATCGAGATTTAATTCTTTCTTTTCTTCTTTTGTTGGTTTTTCAAAATTGACTTCCTCTTTACTATCCTCGGCTCCATTATTATCTTCAACTTTATCGTCAGCATTTTCTTTAAGAAAATCACTAACTTTATATTTCTTTTTTTCCATTAAATAAACCTCCCATAATGATTTAATATTAATTGTTTACACTAAAAGTTTGTTTCGAGTAAATCTTATCACCCGTTAAAGTCTTTCTTGGGTACCTCTATAGACAAGTCGAATATATTGTTTTTATCAGATATCACATTGAAACTGAAATTATCATCTGTTAATGCTTCAATTTTTACCGAATCAAAACCATCCTTTTCAACAGTCACATCTGACATACCAAAGGGTAAGTATGTTCTGCATTGGCTTCTTAATTCTTCTTCCATTTCAGCTATATTCTGATCTTTGTCTAACATATGCATATAAGAAGGTAAGTCGAAACCTGCATCTGGTTGATGTTGTATAGAATTCTTTTTCATTAATAATAAATTTAAAAACATATTTATTTTTGCGAATTTACCTTTAAGAACACTTTGTTTACTGAATTTATCTATGTTTAATGTATAGTCTAAAACTGCACTTTTATCTATTGTGGTATATTCCAATTTGATACCCCCTATCAAAGAAATTCTTCTATAATAGTGTTCTATTGCTTTTTAAATGGTATGGGAAACAAATGGTATAGTTTAATTATAAAACGGAGGTGTCTTAAGTTGGCTTATAAAAGAAATATACATTGTCCTCTATGTTCTTATAAATCGAAAAACGAAGATAGAGTTGTATCACATATAAAATCGATACATAAAAGAGAATTGAATAAAAAAGGTTTTACTGCAAAGGAATTACTTTATAGAGATAGAAACAAAGATAACCCAAATATTGGCCAGTGTGTTGAGTGTGGCGACGAAGTAGAATGGGATGAATCTAAAGAAAGATACCCAAGATTGTGTGACAAAAGTTCTTGTAAGAGGATTGCTCACAATAGGCATAAAAAAAACACGAAAGAAAAGTACGGTGTAGAATACAGATTAAGAGATCCGAAATATCAAAAGAAGATGTTGAAAAACCATAAAGACGCAAAAAAATATCAGTGGTCAAACAATGGTCCTGAATTTATAGTTGTGGGTAGTGTGGAGTATGAGTTATTAAAAAAGATAGATAAAGAAAATTTATTAGATCCAAAGAAGATTTCAGCACCTGCTGATTTTAATATTTCTTATAAAACACCTGACGGAAAAAAACATAATCATTTTCCTGATTTTTTTGTAAAGGATTTGAATCTTATTATAAGTTGTAAAGATGGATTAAAAAACCCTAATACACACCCAGGTTTTAAAAAAGATAGATTAAAAAACCTATGTGAATATAGAGAGATATTAAATAATACAGATTATAACTATGTACAAATAGAAGGTAAAGAAGAAATTAAAAAAATTTCTAGTATTTTAAAGTCGGTGAAAAAATCTGTTAGAGCTAATTCACGATATGTCATGCCTCCCAGAATAGATTTTGTTATGTATAATGAAAGCCCATCGGAAGGTGTCCATATAGAATTAAATTATTTACTTATAGGTTTGAGAAATGAAGCACCTGTCTTTTTTTTATTATCCCGGGATATCTTAAATTCCAAAGAACTTTATCATTTCAATGGTGAAGATTTATTGATTGTAGATGGGGATAACATTTTAGAGGAGTTTAATTTCTATTGTGTTGATTTACAAGAGACTGATAACTCTATAGATATTTTAAAAATGTATGATGACTTACATTCTTTTAAAGGTGAGACTATGATTGATATTATTTCTTATTATCTAGGTATACCTAATGAATATAGTTTATCTGAAAAAATAGAGACTGTTATCGATAATGTCGGTGGAGAAGAGTCTCTTATAACCTATAAAGATTATAAAGATGAATTCGATGAGAAGTTAAGAGAATTGTCCGAAGAAGAAAAAGGAGATTTAAACGACATCTTTAAAGAACCACTAAAGGGTTTTTTAAATGATATGGCAGGGGGTGCTGATGGTGAGTGAAGTGATATTTGATAATAACTATTATGAAGAGGAATTAATTAAAGAAACTTATGATTTCAATAATAGTGATGATTTAAAAAGGAAGACGAGTGGTTTAATTCCGGTATACATTATATTTAATAATTCAGGTGCTTTAATATCTAAAATTATAACTAAATTCACAAGAGGGGATTTTTCCCATAGTAGTTTATCTTTAACAGGGATGGATGAAATTATTTCTTTTGGTGACGGAAATAAAAATAACGGTATTCAAGTTGAAAACATTTATGAATTTTATTCTAGTAGGTCCCCTGAAAGATTAAAAGTAGTTGCTTTTTTTGTGAGTGAAAGGGATTATGAAAAAATATATGAGGTTCTTGCAAGGTTTAGAAAACAATTTAAAAAGTATAGGTATTCATATAAAGGTTTAATATTATTTCCTTTTCTACCTTCGGTGCCACCACACAACAGTTTATGGGAAAAAGATAAATTCTTTTGTTCTCAATTTTTAAGCTGGTGTTTAGGAAATATTACTAAAGCAATAACAGATGTAAACATATCACCAAATGATTTAAATAAAATAATAGATGAATCAGAGGTTATGAATACACTTGTGTTATTTGATGGGAAGACTGAAGACTTCGACGAAGAGATGATATATAAATTTGAAAAGTCTTTGGATATTAATAAGAATAAGCTGAATAAAAAAGTTAAAAGAAATATAGATTCTAAAAAAGAAATAAATATGACTAATTTTTTTAAAGAAAGTGGCGATGATTTAATTTCAGAATTAACTGCTGATTTAATTAATTTGGTTTATCAAGAAGAACTATCTGAGGATGAAAAGTACAGATACAATAATAAATTGAATATGGTTATTAATGCGTACCAAAAAGACTAATGGGATTTTAATTATATATTATTAAAGAGAAGTGATAGAATAATAAATTAAACATACAGTTTTAAAACAGTTAAAGGAGTTGATTCATATGAAATAAAGAAAAAATTTTTACACACAACAAAAGAAGTAGATAAGAGAATCAAAAAGATTTAATTAATTAATTAATTAAAAACTAAAAAATTTAAAGAGGAGATGGTTTTAAATGAACACAGTATTTACTAAGCCGATTTCGCACGATAGTCTACAAAGAATGTTTGACAATATTGATATGAGTTTGGACGCAATCAATAATAGTAGACAGTTGATTTGTCCACACATGAAAGAAGTTGGATCCAATAACATGGATGAAGAAACTTCTTTTAAATCTCAAGCTAAAAAAGTTGGGGAGAAAACTCTAAGTTTCTATATTGATGATCACGAGATTACATTGAAGGGTAACATGTTTCAGTGTCATGTCTGTGGTTCAAGGTTCTTTGTACCTATGCAGAGACTTAAAGAAACAGATAGTGAATTAGAAAGATTTGCTAGTTGGGCACAAATGTTCCTTAACACATTGAAACTTTTCAAAGGTTTCGTTTATGCGGATCCTATTATTCGTGGAGGTTTCGATGGAGATATGGGACTTAATGTTCCAAAGAAAGTTCGTGCCAATGTTGGTACACCATATTTAAAAGAACTTGCTGGCATGAATGTCCACATGAGTTCAGATTCTAGAGCAGCTAGAGCTGATAGAAGTCTTCAGCTTGATAGAGCATTGTTTATTGCTCACCTTGAGGCTTTAGAAGAAATCTATTCTGCAATCGTTCGTTACTTACAGGGCGAAGAAGTAATTATGTCAGAAGAAGATTTAGAACTCGGTGCTTTCATGACAGGTGTTGGTGATGGTGGATATAACCCATATAGAGGTGATGTCCCAAACGCTTATGTTGACAGTAGAAGAGAACCAAGATACTTGGATTCCATCGTTCAACCTAATGAGCGAGAAACCAATATTGGTGGAAGACCAAGACAGCAAGCCACAAGAACAGCAAGTAAAGAAAAAAAATCATCAGGTAAAAAATCTGGTGGAATGAAAAAAGATGTGTAAATAAAAAGTGCGAGGGTTGATTCCCTCGCTTTTTTTTTGTTAATTTTGTGCGTTCCTAGGTAATAATACTTTCTTGGAACAATCATCATAGAACCTATTATTAGGAAAGGTGATGATGAAATGAGTGTGAAAGAACATTTTGAAAGTTATATAAAATTCCCAATTGTGAATCCAAAGGTTAATAAATATATAGAGAATTTTGTTACAGAAAATATTGATGTATTGGGTTCTATAGGTGTGGATCAAAAATTAGTTTTTGGTGACGAGAGAAAAAAGAGATTTTTAGATTTATACGGTTTTGATGAAAGGTCTTTTAAAAGGTTTATGAGAGGAAATAAAGTTATAAAATCCAATTTTAAACATTCAAGAAAACCTGAATATCTTTTGCCTGTGACATCTTATGCTCTTGCTTCTAAAAAAATAAAAGATAATTTTTTGTATTTTTTATCGATTATGATTTATACCAATAAACATCAAAAGTATTTCGAGTATGGTGTTAATCAAGAGAGAATGGAATATACTATATCTAAATTATCGAATAGGTATCTTCTTAAAAAGAATGGGACAATTTTAAAAACTTTACAGGAAACAACTGATACAATAAAAAATGCAAGAATTGGTAGTAAGACTTTTAAAGAAAGAATAAAAAGATTAAACGATGAAGATTACCTACAGATTGTAAACCGTTTTGATACGAGTATTAATTTGATGATGAAGAACATAGCAAACGAATACTATGAAAATGATACTGTTGTTTGGAAAGATGAAGAAATTCTTGATAGAGAGAATTTAAGAACTACAACTAATGATTCTCTTAAATTTGAAAATGTCAAAACAAATTTATCCGATAAGACAATTAAATACGGTTTGGATACATCTATACTTAAAGAAACAAACGGAATGAAATATTCCAAACAAATGAAAGAGTTACTGAATAACCATTCCAAAGAGATATCAGATCTTTATGAAATGATCCTTGATGATTATATGAAAAATACTGCTGTGCCTGGTATTGAATATGCGAAAAGATATGGGTTTGTGAAGTATTACAAAAATTCGAGAAAAAAAGATAAAAATATAAAAAGAAAGATAGAAAAATTAATGAATAAAGTTGACGATATAAATAGATATAAATTTTCTAAAGTTCTAAATAGATATTTGGTTGCATCAATCCATAAAGAATTACAGAATGTTTAAAGGAGGAAATTATGAAAAAGTCTGGAATCAAAAAAGCTAAAAAAAGAATATTAGATTTTTTTTCTGATGTCGACAAATCTGGAAAAAATGTTGAGCTCTATAAAGAAAAATTTAAAAATATGACAGATAAAGAATTCGTTGAAATGATTAAGCAAGGATTATTAAAATTATATATCAAACCCTTTGATATAGAGCCAACATTAGAGGATGCAAAAAGAGCGTGTGAACATGTGGGTCTACCAACTGAAGAAGAAATAACTTTACCTTTTTTATATGAAGATGAAGAATTGGGGGCTGCTATCAGTAATGAAAAGGTCATGGTTCTTGAAATACCTTTTAAAAGATTACAGCAGATGATATATAAAGAAAACTCCTCCTCATCAGATATGACAACACGGGATAAAACTAACCAACCGATTAAGGATTCAAAGTCAGCGAAAATATCCGATCAAGAAGTTAGTGTTTTAGATTATAAAGGTTTTGAAAAAACATTAGAAGAGTTTTTAACATTTAGAGCAGACCATACGATAAGTAAAAATGAGGCTTATGATAATATTGTGAAATCAGGAAAAACAAATATACCTGATAGTATAAATGATCCAGAAAGTAAAGTTGCTGTCAATTATTTGCATGCTTTATTTTTGGCTATGGGTATATCCACAGATTTAATAGAAGATTTAGATCAATTATAAAAAGGAGTGTTAAAGAATGTTTGCTAAAATAATGGATTTAGATAATGAAGAAATTAAAGATTATTTAATTAGTATTCTACCTTGGTTAATAATTTTATTGATGGCTTTTAATATGTATTATCAGCAGGTTCAGTTCTCTGAGTTTAAAAGTTCAATCATAGCAAGAACTCAGTTTGAGACAACTAAGGAATTTAAAAATGAAATTAATATTTTAAGTGAAGAAATATCTGGTCTTAGAGAAGAGATAAAAAATTATAAAGAAGACAATGAAAAAGAAATGGCTGCCGTTGTGAATAATGGAGATGAAGAAAAAAGATTATTAGAAAACTACCAATATATCATGAGTAGAGAAAATGGTTTGTCAAAACAAAATATTTTAACATTGGAAAAATATGCTAAAACTAAAGATATGCCAGATATAAATCCACACTTGGTTTTTGCTATGCAATATGTGGAATCAAGATTTAATCCTAATTCTGAAAATGGTGGTGTTTATGGTTTAGGACAAATAAGTTTATCGACTGCAAAATACATCAAAGATTATTTTGGGTATAATGATATCATAAATGAAAACACTTTAAAGGATCCAAATTTAAATATAAAATATCATGTTTCATATCTTAAACTTTTATATAAGACTAAAGGTAGAAATTGGTATAATGTAATTATGGTTTATTCTGGTGCAAAAATGGCTGATGACCCCAATGCTTTTATGTGGAAATACATTGGTAAAATGAATGATTTTCTTTCTAAAACAAGGGGTACTAGTTTCCAAAAAATAATAGCAGATAAGGATTTTAAAATAAAGCTGGAATGATAAATAATTTTTTTATATCCACAACAATTTTTTGAAGGAGAAATAAACATATTTGGGAGGGAACATTATGGCTAAAAAAAACACATCTACTGATGATATGGAGCTAGGTTTATTTAAAACTGGTTTCCCTATGTTTGACCTTTTGGTTGGTAGAGACCATGTCACAGATAAAGAAAACCCTGATGAGTTTGTGAAAATAAGGGGTCTACGTTCTGGTTCTATGGTTTCATGTTTTGCAAAATCAACATATGGAAAAACCACATTGCTTTTAAATAAAGCTGGTAATATAATAAGAAAATATAAATATGATGCAGAACCACAATTGCATATAGTTGATGCTGAGGGTGGTGCTGAGTTAGCTAGAGTTTGTGCTACAACAGGTATACCTTATGATAAAAATGTAAATCAAAGGATAAAGGTTTATCCAAGACATAAGGTTACAACTGAAAAAATGTATGATTGGTTTTTGGAATTGTATGAGGAGAAAAGAAAAAATAAAGATAAATATTTGGGTGAAGTTGTTTTGGGTAATGGTAGAAAAGCAAAAAGATATTTACCTACAATTTGGTTTATAGATTCAATCTCATCACTCATACCTGAAAAATTAAAAGATAAAAATCAGGTTGATGAAATGTATGCGGCAACAAAGGCTAGAGTCAATAATAATTATATTGAGAAAATGCGTGATAAAGCAAGCGAAGTTAATATTATGATTTTTTTGATTCAACATGAGGGTAACACCATTAATACCAGTTTTTATGCACCTAGAGAAAATAGGGGTTATAGTAGTGATATAAAACCTAAGGGTGGTACTAAAGCTATTTTTGAATCTGATGTGTCTATCTGGATAAGTAGGATAGTTGCACATAATAAAAAGAAGACAAATAAGAAATATTCTAATGAAAAAGGTTTTACATCCATAATGGAAGCAACTATAGTAAAAAATAGGTATGGTGAAGCTAATAATAGAACCAAATATTCACTGGTACAACATAGGGAATATGGTTTTGATCCACTTCATTCTTATCTTTTTGATGTTTTAGAAAAAACAGATGTCATACAAACTAAAAGGGGTTCTGGTTGGAGGTCACTGGAAGGGTACGATGATAAATTTTATGAATCTGATATTCTTAATTTAATAGAGACTGATGCAGATTTTAGAATAGCTTTATCTAAAGAAGTATCCAAAGCTTTTCATGATACTATTAGATACCAAGATACTGATGATATATTAAAGAATGCACAAAATTTAATAGACGATCTTTTGTAGTGCTATAAAATATTAACTCCTCCTTAATTATATATTATAATGGTGAACGAATAAATAATAATTTAAAAAGGAGGAGTTAAAATGAATGTTAATTTAAAAAATTTAATTACTGATTTGAATGGAAAAAGAATATTTTATTTAAGTGATGAAGATTTAGGAGAAGAAAAAATGTTGAAACCTGATAACATCGATATTGAACCACCACCTCTATTAAGAGATACAAAAAACAATATAGAGGATTTGGATATTGATGGTTTAAATAAGATACCATTTTATGAGACCATAGGTGGTGCCTTAAGATATTACGGTGAAGACTTTGATGGTGAGAAATTATATGTTTACTCACCAGTTAAAGAATTTGAAAATGTCAACATAATAGAGAATGAGGACTTAATTAAGATTACACCAATGTTTAAATATCTTGATGAACTTTGGGTTATGGAAAATGTTAAAGTTAAATGTTTAGGTATAATAAAGATGGTTAAAAATGGGGGTGATTGGGATTGGAAATGGGTTGGTTATTCTTCAGAGATGGGTGAATTAGTAAGGGAAAATATAGATAAGAATGAACCCGAATACTTAGAGAAGATACCAACATACATGAAAAAACTGGTTGAAAAAATGAAACTCAATAAGATACCAAAAAAAGAGATGGTTCATAAAATTTTAAATAACCCAAAACTTGATATACCAATGACAGATACAGGAATAAAACCTGGAGACTTTGTTCCTATTGTGAAAATCAATATGTTGACTGGTAGACACTTTACGATGTATTATAAAATCAAATATATAGAATATGAATCTAAAGTGGTCGTTTATTATAAATCACCTTGGACATATGAGTATGAAGAGGATATATTTGAAACTATAAATAATGGTTACATTTATATACGTTTATACAAATAAGGAGTTGATTGATATGGAGTTCAGTAAAAAGATTAGAGGTATGGTTGCAAATGCTAGACAAGAACCTGAAGACAAATTAGAAGAGTATTCTGGTAAAGGTAATACAGTTCCTTTTGCGGGGAAGGTGATGCCCAATAGGGGCATCATGCATTCAGCCGCTTTAGACCAATTCGTAGAACCAATCGATGGTGATATACCACAGTGTAATACGATATATGCTAACGATATTTTTCGTTCTACAGAGCAACTGTTCGCTAAAGATGATATGGAGATACTTCATATTATACCAAAAGTTATTGCTGGTAAAGAAACATGTGTTAAAGCATATATTCTAAAAGATAAAGATGATAAAATTCATTTACACATCAATCCTGGTTTTAAAGAAACAAATGAATCTTACGGTTTCAGGGTTGATTCATCATTAGATGAAAAAGAAGTGGGTGATAAATTATCTAGTGAGGACACGATAATGAGACCACATGCCTTTGATAAGAACGGCATTTATAAAGGTGGAATAAATGCAAACACAATATACATGACAGCTTGGGAAACAGTTGAAGATGCATTTTTGGCTTCAGAGAGTTTCATGAAAAAAGCTGCCAACTATAAAGTTTTCCACTATAAAGATGAATTTGATTTAGACAATGCAGTTATTAAAAATTTATATGGGGATATGAATAATTACAAACCATTCCCTATGATTGGTGAAAAGATACAAGATAATCCAGATAATAAATATGCTAATACAGCTGGTTTCTTATTATCTTATTCCACCAATGCATCAAATGAAACTTTTCTGCGTTCCAATGAGAATCTGATGAAGATATCACAGGACGACACATTTAAAAAATATCCTGATGGTTCTGTTATAGTGGATATAACAGTTAGACAAGCTAGAGGTCAAGAATGTAAATCTGAATTTCTAAAAGGTTTGATTGATGACAATAGGGAATTCGAATTAGAAATATATGATTTATTAAATGAATACAAAGATGAAGGGTACGAGTTTTCAATCGATACCGAAGACCAGTATTTAAAATACCAGTATATTTATGAGAGGATAGCACCCAATGATGAACCATACACATTTAGAAGAGGTAAACACGGGTATGTTCCTTCTAATAAAATTTTGATTGATATTAAAATGGTTAAAATAAATATACCATTTACTGGTCAGAAATTCACAGGACAACATGGAAACAAAGGTGTTTGTTCGGTTGTTGTCCCTGATAAGGATGGAGATCTAAGGGATATGAAATGTGCAGGAGTTTTTAAAGATGGTACAATAAAAACAGAAGATGGTAGAAATGTTGATTTTGTTATGTCAACAGCTGGTGTGATATCTCGTGCTAACCCGGGACAGTTGGATGTTAGAACCATAAATCAAATGTCATATAAGGTGGTTAAACATTTAAAAGATAACGACGATGAATACTCTGTTGCTGATAAATTAGATATCATAATGATGTTTGTTAAAATATTTTCTGATAAGCAAGTTGAAGCTTATGAAGAATTAGTAGAAGAGTTTGGTCCGGAGCATTTTCTAGATTATATCTATGAAGAAGGTATACTTTGGAATTTAAAACCATTCTCTCATGGTATTACTGCAAACACTTATTTTATTGCGACAGAGTTTATGGATGAGGTTGGAATTGATTATGGTGATTTTGGTAAAGACTGGGTTTTGGTTGATGGTGAAAAAAGATTTAAAGCTGAGAATGCATCCATGTATATTTATCTTTTAAAACAGGATGCTCTAAAAAATATGTCAATAAGAACCAGGGGTGCCTATAATCAAAAAGACTCACCAACGAAAACTGAAAGTAAGAAAAAGCATACAGAAAAATATAGTAGTACACCCATAAAACAATCTTCAGATGATATGTTTTTATTGATGGGTATGCTTGAACCGGAAACTGTTAAGGGGATATTTTCAACTTCTGATTCATCGATAGTGGAAACACTAGAAGCACATCTTTCAATAATGGGTGTTGAATTATCTAAGGATTAAAATCATAAATGATTTATGATTATATATTATTAGAGTGAAGCAAGTTGAATATTAAAAAATATTTTAAAAGGAGATGTTAAGTATGAGTTTAGTTATTAAGAATTTGGTGAAAAGCTTAAACGTTGATGAGAAGAATGGTAATGTTTATCTCGCAGATGGTAATGGTAAAGGCAATAGTCAAGAGGGTGACAAGTTTGTGAATGTTGTTAAAGGAACAACATATCCAATTGAGGGTTTAACTTTTATCGAGGGTAGCGATGATAATTACATGATTCCTGATGATATGTCTGGTATGTATTTGGGTAAAGGTAACAAAGTAACAGGTTTACCTGATGATGATTATCTTATCGGTAATTGGAAGCTGGCATCAGTAAATCCTAAACACTATGAAAGAAATACCAGAAGTACAGCTGGGGGAAGAAGTAGTGGTGGAAGAAAACCTAAGGTTACTATCAAAGAAAAGTTTAAAAGAAGTAAATCAGATAGTAGACCGACCGATGCTATTAAAGCGACACTGAATAGTATTATTCCATACGAAACTAATGATCTCACAAAAGGTGAGACAAAAGATTTAGAAAACATCGTGAATAATGTAGAGAAGAACACAGCATCTTATGATGACATGTTCTACTTATTAGATATTCTCGGTATTCGTAATGAGGTTGTTATTGGAGGTAAAAACCCTAATGGTGTATCCATGGGGAAAATTTATGTCAGAGTATAATTAAAAAAAGGGGGTCTTTGTTATGTCATTGATAATCAAGGATATAAATAGATGTATTGTTGGAAAAAATAAATTTAATTTAGTCTATACAAAAGATAATGATGCAGCAGGGATTAAAGAAGACCTCCTGTTAAATACAAGGACAGAACAAATTAAATCAAAAGATGAGATGACTTGTATTTATACAGAAGATGGGGATTGTTACTTATTCCCAAAGGATGAAGAAAAAAAATATATATCTAAAAAGGGTAAGGTTTCGCGATTACCAAAAGACGTATATTTGATTGATAATTGGCTCAGGACATCATCATCGGACACTGATATATTAAAGATGGTTGGTGATGATTATGTTATTACAGAAAAATTCCATCCAGCCGGTGGTGATGATGAGCTAACACTTCTAGCAAAAAATGTTATGAATCAGGTTATTCCAATAGTTATAAAAATACAGGGTAAATCTGATAAGACATGGCTTGATGCCAGAATGAAAGAAATAGAAAAGAATTCAATTTCAGCAAAGATGTTTCTTCAACTTTGTCAGACTTTAAATCTTCATGTTGATATGAGAGTTTATAGAGAAGAATTTGAAGGGGAAGAATTCATTGAGCAGAAAAGAAAATTAATTTAAAGGAGATGGTGAAAAATGAATGGAAATAGAAATCAGATTTTCAATGATATTATTGATGCTATGGAATATCACATCGATAATAATTTATCAGGTGGTGTGATAAGTAATGATAGAATGGAAGAGATTAATATGATGCTTTTCAATCACCTAGCCAAGGGCTCTAATAACCGAGATAGACAATTGGTTATTAACCGTAAAGTTAGAGGAAGAAGAGGTGAATCTGATAAAGATTTTAAGTTAAGGTTAAGGGTTGATGTTGATGAAAGTCTGCGTTCCCGAAGACCACATGTTGACAGATCAAGAATTGCTGAAAGGGAATCCAATGACCTTAGAGAGGTTTTTGAAAGATACACAATGAGTGTTTCAGAAATGGATAATAAAAGAGATATTGTTCAGCTTTATGTTAATACTTATATGTGTATAGAGGATGGATTTGCTGATATGTTTGAGGAACTCTTTCAGGATGGGAAGATGTCAGATCCAGGGTACCTCGATATGATTGCCAGTGGTGAAGTCTTCTATGAGTATGGCGGCTTTAGAATATTCCCAATGGCAAATGAATCAACATGGTCTTTAAGTTATGAGACCACACCATTAATCTCAACTGGAATCAAAAACGATTTTGGTTGGAATAATTAATGTGGTGTATAAAATAGCGGTTATTATGGCCGCTATTTTTTTCTTTAATATAGAAAAAAGGGAGATGATATTGTGGCAAGCAATATGACTAATAGACTATACGAATTGATGCAGGAAAAGATTGTAAACGAATCTATATTAGATCCGGAATTGAGGGACATGATACCAGTTGTGATTGAGACATTAAAGAAACTACCAAAGCTAACGATGGTGGGTTATAGGAAAGAAAGAATAAATCCTAGAAAACAATTTGAAATCGAAATGGAAGATTCAATAATTAAGAAAACAAACAATACAAAAAGAAATAATGTTGAGTATTCAATAGATTTAGAAGAAAGCAAAGTAGACATCTTGAGATGTTATTTCATAATAACACCAGAGATTATTTCTGACTCTAAAAAAGATGTCGCAATCACAAATACTAAATATAAACTTCTTAGGGTTATGGATAGGTTGGATGAAGTTTTTGAAAGTGAACTTTTAACTGAGTTACTAGAAAGTAAAGATAGAGTCTCAACTGAAAATGTGGACCCTGAAAACGAAGATGTGAATATGGTTTTGGAAGTTCCATTTTTAGTACCAAGGTTGGTTGATGGACAATATTTTCTATTAAACAACAGAAGATTTTTCTCTGCTTTCTATTTACAAAGAGAAGCTAGAGTCACCAATGAAGGGAAACTAGAGATAGTAAATATTAACCCTGGTGCATATAATGGGGAAGACGAAATACTTTCTTATATCTACCTTACAGACGAAGAAACTGAAGAAGAGGTTATAGAATATTATTTCTTTGGTAATAAGTTGAATCCGTTTTGTTTCTTACCAAATAATATAAAACTCCATAAAATGTTTCCCGAGTATTTTTCATATAGAGCAAGGGTTTATAATGATAAAAGGAATAAAATAGAACCCGAAACTAAAGAAGGAAAAATACTTTTGAGAACATACAATAAATGGAGAAACGAGGATAGGGCTAAGTTTAGAAGGGCTAGAAAGAAATCTTTAGAAGGTGATGAAGAAAACGATTATGTTTATAAGTTGATCAGTAAAATAAATCCCGATGAGATAGTGGATGCAATAAATGCTGTTTTGAATCCGGGTGACCAAATTATAATGTTTGATATCCATAAATCTTTAAGGAAGTTTTTAAAGATTAATATAATAGATTCATTCCCTGGCTTTAGAAAAAGACAGCAACCTAGCATGGTAAAGAAAAGATATAGGATAAATCCTGAAACCGTAGTAATGATAATGAAAATGAAAAAACAATATACATCAACTGTGGTTCAGGCAGCTAACACTATAGATTTATTTCCTAGGTTCACTTATATTTCTGAAATGGAAAGTGGTTCTAAAATAAAAGATAAGAACTTACGAAAATTCAGAAAAAAACATGTCGGTTTAATTGACCCTATAGCCACATCCACATCTGAGAATTTGGGTTTATCTGGTGGTATGGTTTTTTCTGTTCCAGATAAACATATAATGAGGTAGGTGATTAAAATGAACTCAACATTCTATTACCTATATTTAGATTGGGATGGGAGTGTATGGTTGAGTAACTTTTAATTAAAAGCGACCCTTTATTGGGTCGTTTTATTTTTTTATTATCAAAAACAATTCTTTAGGATATATACAAACCAAAGGGTGTGGAAATTATGTGGCTTAGATATATAAGGTTAGAAAACTATACTTTTTTTAATTCGGGCATGGATAAAAATGTGGTGGAAATGGAATTTGATAAAGAGGATGATATTGTAGTTATAAGTGGTGATAATGGGTCTGGTAAAACAACATTCACTAAACTTGCTCACAGTCCTTTACCGAAGATAGATAATAACTATGGTATAATTAAAAATCATGCTGGTAAAAAAATTCAAATATACGTTGATGAAAAAAATGACAGAGAAATAGAAGTTATCCATAACTTCAATCCTAAAAAGGATACACATTCATGTGATTCTTTTATGAACATTATAGAAGACGGGGAGAAAAAGGAACTAAACAATAATGGCAGTGTTAGGTCTTTTTATGATCTTGTAGAGGAGTATTTTGGTATAACAAGAAACAATGAAGATGTTTTATATACGGCTGTTAAGGAATTGGGTTTAGTGACTAAGACAGCAGCTGAAAGAAGAGAGTATGTTAAAGGATTTATAAATGGTCTTGAAGAAATAGATGATAGGTATAAGGTAGTTAATGAAAAATACTCTATAATAAAAAAAGAGCTTAAAGCTAATGAGATTAAATTAAAAAAATATCCAGATAGTGACGAGATGAAATCAGAGATAAAAGAAATGAAAAAAATGGTTACTATCAAAAAATCTGAATTAAAAAATATCCATAAAAAGATGGGTACTATAGAAAATATATCTGAAGACGAGTTAAAAGAAATAAAAGAAACAAAAAAGAAATATCAAAAGGATATATCTGATGCAAAAGAGGCTATAAAGATATTGGGAAAATTGGATTCAAATAAATCTTTAAAATATAATGAAGATGAATATAAAGGATATCTCAAAAGAAATAAAAAGAAACTTAAAGATATTGAAGAAGAAATAAAATCAAAAAATAAAGCTCTTATAAATTTAAAGAAAGACTCGAAGGGTTTGGTTAAATTAAAAGAGGATAGACAATACGTTGAGTCTTTAGGTGAGAGATTAAACGAAGTTGATGACGAGATAAAGGGTATCAAAACAGATTATACTTATGAGGAATACTCTGAGATTAAAACCTTTATTAATAATGTCATCACATCCTTAGATATGTTATCTAATAATATTATTGAGATTGGTTCATTAAAAAGAGATTTAAAAAAAGAATTGGAAAAAAATAAAAAAGATATTGAAGATTTGACTAAAGAACAAAATGAAATCAAAAAGAATATGGAGTCTATATCTGGTTCCTATGGTGGTTTTTTTGATGAAAATATAAAACCACATCCTAAGTGTGAATTTGAAAGTTGTGATTTAAGACAGGCTTTTAATGGATACATCACCAATATGGATGAAATAAATGAGTTGTCTACCAAACTTAATTTGATTTCTGAGAAGATAGAAAACATTGAAGAAGAAACACAAATTATAAATAATGATCTTCAGTGGAAAGAAAGATATGATAGATTAGTTTCAGAGCTAGAAGATAGAGATACATTATTAAAAAAGGATGAAGATTTAAAAAATCTAACAAAAGACAAAATTTTTAATACTTTAAAAATAGGGAAATATTCTCAATTAGAAAATAAGATCTCTGTAAAATTTGATAAGTTAGATAAGTATTTTAAATATTTGGATGATAAAAAAAGATATGAGTCTTTTAATTCTGTTTCTGAAAAGGAGAATGATCTTTTAGATAGGTATGAAAAAGAAAAGGAAAAGATTTTAGAAAAAAGAGAAGAATTAAATGAGAAGAAAAAAGAAATAGAAAAGAAGGTAAAAAAATATAAAGATAAAATAGATAAATTATCTATTGGTTTTAATAATAATCTGGTAGAGAATTTAAATATGGAATCTTTAAAAGAAATAATAAAAGAGCGAGAACTGTCATTGGAAAAATTGGATAAACAGTTAGAAGAAATCCAAAAGAAAATAGAGAGTAAAAAAGCTTTAGAAAAAAATGAGAAAACTATCAATGAAGAACTGAAGACATATGAAAAAAGAGTAGAAAAACTCAATGAAGATTTAACCATTATGAAACATCTGGAGAAAGAATTCGTTCGATTAAATAAAGAAGAAAAGATAACTTATGCTATAAGAGAAACACTTAGAATACATTTACCTATAACTTTAATTGATTCTTTTCTTGAAAGTGTAAAGCTATATGCTAATAAGTTTTTGAAAGATGCTAATTTAGAATATAGGGTTTCTGATTTTGAGATATCAGAAAACACATTTAGGATTGAATCTATGAAAAAAAATCATATTTATACCGATGTTTCAAATATGAGTGACGGCGAAACATGTTTTATGTCTTTAGCAATATCGTTTGCCATACAGGTTGTTTTAGATTCATTAAACAATTATAAAATTGTGGCTTTAGATGAAATGGACTCTCTTTTAAAAGATTCAAGAAAGAAAAAATATATGGATATAGTTATGTCTCAGTTTTCTAACTTCGATTTGTCACAGATGTTTATTGTGACACATAATGAGTATTTTAATGATTTAAATAATGTATCCCATATATGTCTTAAGGATTCGACTGTAGATAAATTTGATAAATCAAAGAAGATAATTTACCATTATGACGATTGAGTTCTATGATTATATATTATATATGCGAAATGAAAAAATTATTTAATCAATATAAGGAGTTGATTTTATGGAGATGGATAGAAAAGTTTATTTTGTAGTTAGGAATGAAAAAGAATTAGAGTTTAATGTTTATCAAAGGAGTTATATTTTTCATGCAAGTCAAAAGAAGTCTTATGATGGTAAGACTATAAAATCGATTGAGGCAACATGTTCTCAATTAAACCATTTTATTCTTTATTTAGAAAGAAGAATGGAAGATGAATCAATAGATGAATCAGAAGGTGATTTAGGATACTTTATAGTTAAGATGATGCGTCTAAATGATTTATTAGATAGAAATAATATGGATCAAGCAGTTTGGGAGGAAGTAAAAGAAAAGTCAACCAGATTTTATGATGAAAAGCTGAAGTATTTTAAAAGGGTGGTAACTGAAGAGTTAGTAAACGATGTACACTTGGGGACTTTAATATCAGATTATGTCTATTCAAACACACTTAAAAACTTAACTTCGGCAGATAATATAAAGGAGAAGTTGTTTTATAGTGATATTCATATTTATCATTGTCTATCAGTTTATACTAAAATATTATATTTTATGTATTTTAGATTTTCTGACGAGACATCTTATAAAAGGATATCTAAATCAATAACTATAGAACTATCATCTTTGATGAATCAGATGGCTTTAGATATCTTCCCTAAGGAATACACCAGAATTAACAATATTTCTTTTATGGATAGATTGTTTAATTACATTCAATTCCAGAATAGAATAAATTCTAGAACACATACTAAATTACAGGATAAATTTTCTGCTATAGGTTATAGTGAAGAGTCACTTTCGATTAGTATGTTAGATAGTGTTATTTCTTCTCTTAAAAATTTCGGTGTGATAACTTATAAAAGGAGCAGAGGTAAAAGAAAAACTTTCGATATATTTAAACACAAATATGAAAATTGGGGTTATGTTGCTAAGAACACAGCAGCAATTATTTCTTCTACAACCAAAAGAACTGTGAGTTATATGTTTGCTCAGACCACACCTTATGTTATAAATAAGAAATCACCGACTGTTATGGTCGATGGTGTTTCGGAAAGCAGTAAGTATGAGATACTTTTAGAAAAGAAAAACAAAGAACATTATCAGGACATGAAAAGAATTAAACGGTATATTATCAATGATTGTTATGAAAATATATCAGCCGAAAGTCGTGATGAGATTGATAAACTATTGGAAGGTGACACAGATATAAGACATCAATTAAATAAATTTATGGTGTCTTTATTTTTGGAACAAAATTACGAAGCCAATGTTTTGGATCTTATAACCTATGAGGAATTTTTAACTATACTGTTTAGGGTTTATGAAAGGATGGATAAATACTATAGAATAAAACATGCCTTAATTTCCCCGGTGGGAAACAGGTTAAATGGTATCCGGGTAAGAGAAAAAGATTTAGAAGGCTTATTGTTTTATAAGAATTGTAATAAACCAAAAACTATAAAGATACTAAATAAAATAGTTGGTTATTCTTATACATTCAACCGTGATGTTGTTAGGAATTTAAATATCAAAGATGAGATGATAGATTTTATTGCGGACGGTCTAGTGATATGATTGAACCTAAACAGAAGATAGTTGATTTTTTAATAGATCGTTATGATGCAAAAGTACAAAATAACGGTATATGGTATAAGATACGATGTCCTTTTTGTGGTGATAGTAATAAACATAAGTATTCAAGGCATCTTAATATAAGGATACCCCATGATGATAACATGATGGTTGCTAAATGTTTTCAACCTAAATGTGATGTGGGTGGTCTTTTAAATAGAGACCACCTTGTAAAAATGGGGATGTCAGATACTTCTGTTTTAAAATTCATAACCGATAAAGCTAAAGTGAATAGGTCTATCGTTAATAAAATCTCATCTACCAATTTGCATTTAGCCTTACCAGATAAACCGTATGATGAGGTTTCAAAATATTTTAAAGCACGAACCAATGTTCCTTTAAACGATAAAAGTATCAAAAGGTATAATGTTGTGGGGGATTTCGGTTGGTTTTTGGAAAGGAATAAAAATAAGTTTAAAGAAAATCGGAGATTAAACAAGTTAAAAGAAAATGAAAAAGAAGGGTATAGATATATAGGCTTTTTAAATGAGACAGGGACATTTATGAATGTACGTTCCATAAATGATGATAGGAAAAAACATATAAAAGTCCCTATCGTTAAATTTCCTATATATGTTTACCATAAACCTTATGCTATAGATGATAATTTTGATATCACACAGGATGAAGTTTATATAGTTTTAGCTGAGGGTATATTTGACACTATAAACATTAGTAATTACCTTGGGGGTATAAATGCCTTATATGTACAAACAGGCTCAGCAGGCGGTATGTATGGTATGTTTAAGAGGTTATCTAAATACTATTATGTTGACTGGATGTTTGTTAGGGATGAAGATGTGGAAATAAGTTTCTTTAAGAATATAAAAAAATACAATGATTATAGGTTCAGGAACAAAGCTTATGTAGTTTATAATGAACTATCTAAAGATTTTGGTGATTTTAGAGAACCTGTAAGAATGCATAAAATAAAAATATAAGGAGGAAAACATTGTTAAATTATATTCTTAAAATATTCGTAAACATAAAGAACTATTTTTCTAAAGGTGATTCTAATAAGTCTAGAAGAATAGCAAAGAGAATTGTCGATGATAATGATATTGTCAATTTAAATGGTATAATAGATTATATGAGGAAAAATTTTGATTATGGTAGTGATCCCCTTAATGGTATAATTGACACTCAATATGACTTGGACAAAATAATTGAGGTTGGTGGTGTTGATGATTGTGATGGATTTGCTATAATTTCAAAAAGATTATGTTCTGCAATTGGTTTACAATCTAAAATATTAACTTACGTACCTTTAAATATTACTAAATCACATGTGATTTCAGTTATTGAGATTAATGATGTTTTTGATGCTGAAAAATTGGGGAAAGAGAAAATTATAAAAAATAAAAAACCATATTATATGGTAATCAGTGTTAAGAATATTTATGGTTCATTTGATAGTATAGAAGAAATTATTTCTTTCTTTGAAGAAAAAATTGATAGTAAAATAATTGCTTATGATTTAAGAGACGGTATAAATTAATAAAACAAAGCAGGGTATTTCACCCTGCCTATTTTTTTTATATTTTTCCTTTTATTTGTGTTCTAGTTTTATTAAAATTTAGTTTATCCTTTACAGATCTTATCTCTATTTTAACATTATGTTCTTTTGCTTTTTTTATTCCTTCTCTCATACCAGATGAAAAACCGTTGTCTGTGTATACTGCACAGAGGTCAGCCTTTTCATACCAACTTATGCCAGCTTCAATACCCATTTGTCTTTCTTTTGGTATATTATCGTTTAGAACTTGAGTGTATAAGAGGTGGCTTGCTATTGGGGCTTCTCCACGTAATAGGGAATCTAATAAAGCTAACCTTGCATATTTGGTGTTTTCTTTACAGTCACCTTTATAGGGTGATTCGATTATTACATTCTTCATATTCATCACTCAAATCTATTTCGGTATTTATCATCCATTCTTGACCTTTTTCTTTATGCCAAATAAATGATTGGTTTCTTGGGTGGGATAAATATCCTTTATTAAAATGCCAATCATCTCGACCCGTAACAGATGCTAAGTTTCTAACTATAACACCATTATCCTCTTTTGATAATTCTGAATGCAAATGGGCACCATGCCATTCATGGAATGTTGTTTCTGACCAATCTTTTTTCGCCTCGACTTGCATACACCCAAATATCCTTTTTCTTTCTTTGTCTAGATGTGTAAAACCAATTAAGCTTTCACCGTAACGTACATACTTTCTGCTTGCAGGATTAGTGTTTACATTGACATCTTCGTTTTCTCTATACCATGATTTTATGTTGACTATGCTGTGGAAGGATGCCATCCAGTCGTGATTTCCTGGTACTAAGAAAACATTAACTGGTGCTATTTGTGATAATAGGTCTATTCCCATTATTAAAAGCTTTTGGCCTTCTATGTACATCTTCTGCCATCTATCATCGTTTCTTTGCATCGTACCTTTTGTGGTTCTTCCATATGTATCATCAAAATTAAAGAAATCATTACCTATCGGGAATATGATTTTTTCTATTCTATCTTTAAGGTTAGTTTCTAAAACTTTAGATATGACATCATTTATAACATACATAAATCTTTCTTTTGCTATCTCTGTATCATAAGACTCCCCGGTCTCTGGATGCCAGGCTAATTTATTCAAATGTAAATCTACAATTGGGACTTCCAGAAGTAAATCTTTTTTAACATCTTCTTTTTGTTTTAGTTTGGGTAATTTGGGAGGATTATATATTTGTGCGAATTCAACAAAATGAGATGTCACTAAATCGTGGATTTTATGAATGAAGAAATCTTTTTTCTTATATTTTTCATTTTCCCTTATTATCTTTTTTATTTCCTTTTCTTCTATTTTCTGAAAAAAGTCATCCTTTTCTCTTTCCAGATGGTCTTCTACTAATGGGTCTACACCAAACTTCTCTATTTCTTCGTCGGTGTATTCTATATCGTCATGTATAAACCCGAATGCATTCTGCAACATAAGGAAATGTTTTCTTCTTATTTTGTGTTTTTTACATATCTCAGGTATCTTAAGATATCTGCTTGCTCTACCTTTTGGGTCACAATAATCCCTTCTTATTTCCCTGTATTTTTCTTTTGTTATTGGGAAGGTATCTTTACCATCTGTAATAACCCAAAAATCACCATTATCTTTTTTTTCTATTCTCTCTTCTACATTGGCTTCTTTTGTACCTACTTCTTGACCCTCGAAACTATCCTCAAACACCCATTCTTTTGCTGAACGGATGTATTTTAAACCATTATCCTTCACAAATCTAGAGATTGTTGTTGAATGAACACCATAATCTTTTGCTATCGATTCTCTTTCGTTGTTGTTTAATCTTTTTTTGAAATCCTCTAAAATAGATCTCTTTTCTTTTTTATTTTTATTTTCGAATTGTTTTTTAAATTCGTTCCATTCCAAGATCTTTCACCGCCTTATAATTATTTATAAAAACGTTCTACACAATTGTTAAAATCGGGTGTTGAAATTTGGGGTTTTAAAAAATTATATCCAAACAAAAATATGAAGAAAAATAATTAAAAAGGAGCTGATGGTTTTGGATAAAAAAATAAGATTAAAGATGAGTGATTTACAGTTTGATGAAAATGTTTCAGATATTTTTTTAAATAAAATAAATGTTCCATTACCGATGGTGGGGGATTATCCAGTACAGGAGACTTTGGATATACTTCGGACTGGTAGTGTTAGGTCTAAAGGCAAAAGATATAATATTTTAAAATATATCAAATCAGTTTATGCTCCGGTTCATATAGACGATGGGGGGTCTGGAAGAGGATTTTTGTATCCTTATAGAAAAGAGACATATATAGATGTCTTAAAAGAAATATCTTCATATGTTGATTTGATTATAACTTATCCCGATGGTGAACCAGATATAATGGAGGAGTATATTAGTTACGGAGCAAATGGCTTTATGGTTACAAATTGGAAAGAAGAATATCAGAAGATTAAAAATAACTATGAAGTGAGTATATCAAGAAGTGTAGTTGGGAATGCGTATAATAAAAATTTCGATGGTGGGTTTGATGGGTACGTTGTCCCAGACGGAGGTTTATTGGATTATGATTTATTAGAAAAAATTAAAAAAGATGATAGAAATTTCAGTGGTATGCCAAATTTATTGTGTAAAACGACTTGTCCATATTTAGACGAGCATGTTTTGTATTTGAAAGAAAATGGTAGATTTGATTATACATGGGATAAATATCATAGTTGTCCATCGAATACTAAAAAAAGTTTTTTTATACCAAGACCTGTTTTGGTTAAACTTCTAAGAGAAGGGTACATTGATAGTGTAAAACTAGTTGGCAGAAACTCTTATTTAGAAAAAAATATAAGTGTACTTTTATATTATATTTTTGGGGAAGCCTACCCTAATATTGAAAAAATATACAACCATATCGTGGTCAACAATAATTGGATGTTCTCTAATATGGTGTCTTTAAATTGTAAGTATGACTGTCTAAATTGTGATAGAAAATGTTACTAAAATCAAAAATATTTGGAGGTTTTTAATCAATGAAAACTGTTGTAAAAAGAGATGGCAAAGAAACTGAGTATAAACCTGAAAAGATAAAGAATGCGGTATTAAAGGCTGCGACTGAAGTGGATGCAAAAGATCCTGAGACTATTTCGGTTAGGATGATGAAGACCGTGGATAATCTTTTAGAAAAGCACTATTATAAAGAAGATGAGACCCCTAGTGTTGAAGAAATACAAGATTTAGTGGAAAAAGGTTTAGTTTATGATAATAACTATGAGGTTTCTAAAGCATATATTCTGTACAGAGAAAAACAAAATGAGAGAAGAAAGTTTAAGAATAAAGATAATGGGTTACTTCCACATGATTATCTTAGTGATTTTAAACATATAGTAAACCCTTTCCCAACAGAACTGGGACAATTCATTTATTATAGAACTTATTCTAGATGGCTTGAAAAAGAAGAAAGAAGAGAAAATTGGTGGGAGACAGTTAAAAGAGCAGTAGAATACAATACATCTTTATTACCAACCAGTAAAAAAGAAATGAAAAAATTATATAAAAATGTTTTTTCATTTAAGAATTTCTTAGCTGGTAGAACACTTTGGGCTGGCGGTGGAGAGGTAAGTAAGAAATATCCTATGAGTAATTTTAACTGCTCATTTACTGTGCTTGATTCTATAGAGTCTTACGGTGATATTTTTTATCTTCTGATGTTGGGGAGTGGTACCGGATTTCGAGTTCTTCCGGAGGATGTCGATAAGTTACCTAAATTCAGAACAGATATAAAGGTCATAAATAAATCATATGAGCCTAGAGATAAACCGTATAGGAATGAGCACACAGAATTAGTCTTTAATAAGAATATTGCAACTATACATGTTGGTGATTCAAAAGAGGGTAAACAAACTTGCCCCACATATCAGTAATGATATGGTGTGAACCTAGTGAACATTTTGATCAAATGGTGTCTTATTAACTTTAAATAGTTCCGGTAGTAAATGGCTGGTTTATAATAAGGCTAACAGGGAAACCTATATTGGGCAATCCTGTGCTAAGTATTGATTATGAAATCACTCGTTATTGGGGGTGATAGATATGAAGGAAATCTGGAAAGAAATAGATAGTTATAATGATTATGAGATCAGTAATTTTGGTAGAGTATATAGCAAAAAAACCAAAAGAATTCTTAAACCATATACGACTAAAAAAGGATATAAAAGGATTGGGTTATACAAAAATGGTAGTGTAAGAAAATTCTTAGTCCATGTTTTGGTTGCAGAAAAATTCTTGGTTAAACCAAATGATAACTATCAAGTTAACCATAAAAATTTAGATAAATCAGATAACCATGTGGGTAATCTAGAGTGGGTAACTGGTGAAGAGAATGTCAGACATATTGTTGATAGAGATAATAATAGGATGGAATATTTAAAGAAATCCATGTCTGATATTGGTAAAAAATATGGTGGTATAGGTATAGAGGCCAGTAAAAAACCAGTTGTGCAAATAGATAAAGATACCGACGAAGTAATAGATATATTTGAAAGTGCAAGGGAGGCATCTAGAGAGACAGGTGCCAACTATAAGAATATATCGCAAGTCTGTAGAGGCACAAAAAATACACATATGGGATATGGGTGGAAGTTTTATAATCAATAAAAGTGCAACGACTATGGAAAACCCAAATTTGGGACATCGGGTGAGTACAGTAGGGTGGATTTAATCTCCATTCGAAGCGCTAGGCTCCTCGTTCAACGAGGATGATGATATAGTCTGACTTGTGTTATTTTCACAAGTTGTGGGTTCAGTCTTTATTGAGGTACTTTGATTTATTAACTAATTCAATATATAGAGATATAGATACTGTTGTTTTTGAATATGATTCTGTTCGACCCAAAGGTGAGAAACTTGAGACATTTGGTGGAACAGCATCTGGTTATGAAAGCTTAGAAAGGATGTTTAAAAAGATAGACACTATTTTAAGTGGTGTTAAAAAGGAAAAGTTAGATGGTATGAATAGATATAGTTTAAGACCTATAGACGCAATGGATTTCGCAAATGTGATAGCTGAGAATGTTGTTTCTGGTGGTGTAAGAAGGTCATCACAAATATGTTTGTTTTCGGCTGATGATAAAGAAATTATAGAAGCAAAATCAAACCTATATAAACAGGTTGACGGTGAATGGGTTTTAAATGAAGAAATATCCCATAGACAAATGAGCAATAATACAATATATTATGAAGATAAACCATCCAAAGAGCAACTATCTTGGCATGTTAAACAAATGAGATTTTCAGGTGAACCCGGTTTCTTAAATGTAGAAGAAGCTAAAAGAAGAAGAGAAGATTTTAATGGAGTTAATCCTTGTTTTACTGGTGATATGAAATTATTAACTGATGATGGTTATAAAACATTTGAAGAATTAAATGGTAAAAATATTGGTGTTGTTAATATCAATGGTGAAGTTACAAACGGTAAGGTTTGGTCGAATGGTGTTAAAGAGGTGATAGAATTGACTTTATCAAACGGTCGGAAAATAAAATGTACACCTGACCATAAATTTATGTTAGAAGATGGTGAGACTAAACTTGCAAATGAATTATTGGGAAAAAAACTGAATACTTATGGTATCGATGAGTTATTATGGGTTACATCTATAGAGTCAATTGGTGAAGAAGAGGTCTATGATTTTAATGAACCCGAAACACACTGGGGTGTAGTTGAAGGTTGTGTTGTTCACAATTGCGCAGAAATTCTTTTAGACTCAAAAGGTGTTTGTAACTTAACCACTACAAATTGTATGATGTTTGTTAATGATGGCGAATTGGATAGAGAAGGTATATTGGAAGCCCAAAGATTAGCTGCAAGAGCTGGATACCGTATGGCTAATGTGGAGTTTGAATTAAATGATTGGGATAGAATCAATGAGAGAGATAGACTCATTGGGGTATCCATAACAGGGTGGCAGGATATGGTTAATGCACTTGGATGGGATGATTCTTTCAAAGAAGCCCTGAATAAAAAAGATGAACTTATATCGTCTTATTTGACAGGTGGAAAGACTGGTGATGGATATCTACCTTCAGGAATATTAAAACAGATTAAACTATTGAGTGATATGAAAAAAGCTGCTATCGATGGTGCTGAAAGTTTGGCAGCAGAAGTTGGTGGGGTTGAACCTAAACTTGTCACCACAGTTAAACCAGAAGGCACACAATCACAAATGCCAACTGTTTCCAGTGGACTCCATTACTCACATAGTCCTTATTTTATTAGAAGAGTTCGTATATCAGCTACAGATCCTTTAGTAGATGTTTGCGATGAATTGGGTTACACGATTAAACCTGAAAATGGTCATGATCCTGAAAATCCAGAAACAGTGGTATTGGAGTTCCCTGTTAAAGCACCCGATGGTATAACTAAAGTAGATGTCAGTGCTATAGAGCAATTAGAGATGTATAGAATGTTTATGAAGACATATGTGGAACATAATGCATCTATCACCGTGCATGTTCGAGACGATGAATGGGGTGATGTTGAAAAATGGTTATGGGATAATTGGGATGATGTTGTCGGTGTTTCATTTATTTCGTATAACGATAATTTCTATGATCTTATGCCGTATGAAGAAATTGATGAAGAAACTTATTTAGAAATGGAAGAGAATATGAAACCCTTTAGGACTTCTCTAATAAGTAAATATGAAATAGAACACAAAGAAAGACTGATTAATGATTCATCATGTGAGTCGGGTGCTTGTCCAGTAAGATAAATATAATAGGTGGGTGGTTTTAAAAATCATCCACCTTCAATATGTGGGGTGTGTTAAATGATAAAATTTGTAGTCGGTGACCTATTGGAAGCTAAAGAAGATATAATCTGTCATCAGGTTAATTGTCAGGGGGCTTTTGGTGCTGGTATAGCTAAACAGATAGCTAAAGAATATCCTGAGACAAAAAAAGAATACGTTGATTACTGTGAAAATAGAAAAGGTTTACTCGGGGATGTTTTGGTTACAGTGGAGGAAGATTTTCTTATAGCGAATCTTTTTGGTCAAGTGAATTATGGTAGTTATGGAAAACATTTTAAAAAATTTGGTAGACAAACTATATATCCTTCTTTAAAATATGCCATGGAAAAATTGAAAAATGAATTCCCAAATGAATCCTATGCTTTCCCTTATCTTATGGGGTGTGGTTTAGCTGGTGGCGATTGGGATGTGGTTTTAGATATGATTAAAGATGTATTTGAAGATAACGATGTGGTAATATATGATTTAGAAAATAAGAGGGGTGTATAAAAATGATTTATATCCTTTCAGGTCCAACATGTTCGGGTAAGACAACCATAGGAAAAAGATCCAAATTACCGGAATTGATCTCACATACATCAAGAGATATGAGAGAGGGAGAAGTGCACGGTGAAACATATTACTTTGTCACAAAAGATGATATATCAAAAATGGAAAAAGTAGAGTTTACTGAATATGGTGGGGGTATATTACATACCATAAAGAATTTTCTCAAAAAACACAACATGTATGGTTTTGCTAATATGATAAACGATAGTGGTTCAAACTATTATTGTCTATCAAAAAAAGAAGTAGAAAGAAAACTTGACAAATATAAAGATGTTTTTGTGATAATGGACAAAGTTGGTATTGAAATCATGCGTGAAAAATATAAAGAAGAAGTTGTTGTCATTTATATAGATGTACCAATCAAACAGTTAGTAAAAAGAGTCTTTAAAAGAGATGGTTTTATTAAAGGTATAAATAGACTTTTCCATATGTATACTACCAATGAAAGAGATAACGAATACATTGCAGATTTTGTTATAGATAATTCCGATGGACATTTGAAATATGCTGTCCAAACATTTAAGAATATAATTCTTGGAAACAGGGTTGAGGATTATAAAGATATATTCAGAACAGATTATATGAGATTATAAAAAGAAACGGGGTATTCAACCCCGTTTTTATATTCTGTCGTATATAGTTCTTTGGTTGGTTGCCTCTGTGTTATCAACATACTTCATATTGTATAGGTCTTTATTATCTCTATTATATCCATCAAATAAAAAGTTATACGCTATGTAACCAATGACGGCTCTTTTATTATATTTATTAACTGATACCTTTGTGCATTTTTTTTCTTCTATACAAAAGATAAGTGTCTCTTTAAAATACCCTTTGTCTTTATATTTCCCTAAGATGTATATATCATGGATGAAACTTTTATCTTCATTTAATGCCAATAGACCAGCAGGAACATTGTTTTTAAAAGATATAACATACACATCTGTATCATCATCATGCAGTAATTCTTTATTAGCCTCACTATAATTTATCTCTTCTAGGTATTCATCTATTTCTTTATCTGTTTCTAAAGGGTTTAGTTTTAGGTTAGTTGCTTTCTTACCTTTTGTTTTTATCTCAAATAAGGCATCTTGGAAAGTTTTTCTAGCCATTATTTTTACACCTCACTTTAATAATAAATGGTAGGGGTTTCCCCTACCATTTTTATATTTACTCTTCATCCTTTTTTTCTTCTTCATCTTTTTTCTTTTTGGATGAAGATTTCTTATATTTTTTCTTGGAAGATGTATAAGATTTCTCTTCCTTTTTGTCTGTGCTAGATTTGGATTTTTCTGTGTTTACTTTTGTTTTAGGTTCTCTTTTTTTGGGTTTGGATTCTTCTTGAATTTTTTCCCAAACCTCTTTAGCACCTTTATCTCCACGCTTAATCATTTTCTGGATGTAATCTTTATCAACATCAACATTCACACCTGAAGGTGTCACAACTTTTACTTTATGTCCTTCATTAACAACATTCATTAATGTTTTGAGATTAACAAGTGTTGGTGTCATAATTGGTGCTTGCATTCCTAGTGTTTCTACTATACCATCAGATTCGATTAAAATTTTTAATTTCTTTGACATTTAAAATCCTCCTTGAAATTTTATAAACTATAATCTCCATTTTCTTCTTCTGAGCTTTCTAAAATATCAGAAGTTAAAAGTATATCAAAATGTGTCATATTGTTGGTGGTATCCATAACCGAATTAATCATATCAGCTATAAGGTCCATTCATACATACCCCCTTAATAAATTTTATAAGATCTTATTGGAAAACATTTCTTCATATCCAATCATTGACTGACCTATTTTATTGTTATATTCATATCTAGCTATGAATAAAATTAGCGGTATTTTAAAGAAATTATCTAAACAATAGTTGTTGAAAATATTATCAAAATCCAATAATGAGATATCAAAAACACCGTTTAAATAATTGTGTAAAAATACATCGATAGTATTGGTTGATGTTTCTGAAGGCACAGATAGTTCTAATAAATCCACATCCATACCCATATCAAACATATCGTATATTGTTTTATTTCTTTCTATAACCTTTATGTCTCTATTGTGGTAAATGTTTAGTGATGTGAAATTAAATTCGAAACTACTATCGTCTATATATCTTACTGTAAAAGTCATATCTTCTTCAGTTAGTGTTTCTTTATTCATTACCTTTATAAAGAAAGAATTTTGAAAATTATATTTGAAGTTTTTTTCTATACTGAATTCTATTGGAGATATAATTTTATTACCAAATTTACTGTCATATAATACATCACTTTCATTGATGAATTGAGATACATATGGTGAATAAATTATTTCGTTTGGTAATTTTAAAATTATAGTTTCTGTGTTTCCATCATAATACTGGGACATGTATAAAGTGTTTAATTTATCTATTGATTTTTCTATTAATTCTAAATCATCTATAACGTTATTTTTTATTATACTTTTTAGATCTGTACCAATATTATCATACAACATTGTGTATTCATCGATTACCTGGTCTTCAATATCTGTGTATTCGCTATCTTCATCAGAGAAAGCTTTTTCATACTCTATTTTGTAATTTGATTGATTTCTTATCATCGTTCTTTCTACTTTAGTTACTCTATATAAGTATACATGGTTATCTAATTCTAGAGTAAAAAAAGAGTTAACGACAGGTTTAAATGAATCCAAAGGTATAATCGATACGTTGTCGTTTTCTATCCTCATACCTTTATATTCGTCATCTTCTTTATTTTTTGACCAGTCTTCTAAACCGAACATAACACAATCAATTATTTTATTAAACCTTAAAGGAGAATCATCTCCTATATCATTTTGGATATCATCGGTTCCCGATAGAGTAGTCGATTTCTTTTCATCTACATTGTAAAAGGTACCAAAGATTGGTGTTCTATCTGTAAATTTTACAGCTGGAGATTTTCTAAGTCTTTCAGTATTGTCTTTAACAGTGTTTATTTTTTCTCTTATACTAGTTTTATTTATATTTGTAAAACCCATATTGACAACCCCTTTCTTTAACATCTATTGAAATGTTCTGTTAAGGTTGGTATGAACAATTAATTGATATCAAATTTAAGGAGGTATATAAATGGATTTAAAACCTTACGATAGTATGGAATATATAGAATTTTATACTGAAACAGTAGCTATTTCAAATCAAATTGATAGCACAATCAAACACATTGGTGTTTTAAAAGAAAAGAATTATAGATTATATGGTGAAGCCAATGTTTTTAAAGCTTTGATTGCTGCTGTCGCTAAAGCAGTGAAGTTTGTAGGACAATTATTTAAAAAATTAATTTCCAAAATATCAGGTGGTAAATTATTTGGTGGAACTAACAGTTCAGCATCTAGTGTTGCAATTAACTCTATGGATGTGGTTAAGGGTATTTATAAAACTGTATCTAACACTTCATCAAGCGAGATTGAAAGTACAAAGACTGATATAAGAAATGAGATCCAAAGGACTTTAAAAAATAAAGCTGAAAAGGAAAAATTAAACAGCTTAGTTGGTAGTTTGTCAGATACCTCAGATGATGATTTAGAAAAAAGTATCGTTAATATTTCTAAAAAATTAAACGATAGAAAAATTTCTAAAGCCAATGAGTCTATCAACTATATAGAAAAGGAAAACTTTGGTGCAGAAAATAATGTTTTAAAGAGCGAGTTTAAAGGTTATTTCCCAAAGGCTATCAAAGATAATCTGGATGATTCTATTATAGACGCTCTTAATATGGTCTATAAAAATAATAGAAATAAATTTTTAAAGATAGTGGATAAGGGTACAGAGGTCATTTTTAAAAATGGAAATATATCAGACCCTAAATTTAAAGATTATTATAATCAATCAAATGCTTTACAATTTTTATATGTTGATAAATTAGAAATGGATAAGCAGGTATCTTTTGCCAACCATATGAATAAAGTTATTACTAAAGTGATTGGTGGTATGAAAAAGGTCGAGTCAGCTATTGAAGAGGGTGGGGAATCTCTTGAAAATAGTCTTAAGAGCACATCAAATAATAAGACAAATATTATGATGGGTGTAGCTGATAAATTCCCGAAATACGCTGGTAGTAAAATAGAGAGAAGAAGAAATATGTTAAAACAAAAAAAGAATGTTGAACCTTTACCTCAACCCAAACCAGCAGATCCCACATCTTATGCAGGTTACATAAAGGGAGCTAGAATTGAAAACCCCCAATCTATTTTTAATAAGGGTGACAATTTTAAAAACTTCCTGAAGTTTCATAATATATTCAGAGTAAATAAAGAAATGTACAATTTATTACAGTATGTATATGGTTCATTCAATAATGAAAAACCTGAAGCTAAAAAGTTGGTGGAATCTTCAAATAAAGTTGTAGACGCATCTGATAAACTTTCAGAATTATTAACTTCAGTTGATAGTGAGAATGTCACTGATAATATGTTAGCAGACCTTAAAGATATTATTAGTTCTTATAGGGTTCTTGGTGAATATGTTATTGCAATGGATATGGTAGCTAAAAATCAGTTAGTTAACGCAGCTAACTTAAAAGATATATTTGTTCAAATAAGATATCAATTTATGCTTTTAGTTATGCTCGATTCAATAAGAAAATATAATGAGAAATAAAAATAAACACGGGGTTTAAACCCCGTGTTTTTATTATACGTTTAATACGGATTTTAAGTTCTTTCTTAACCCTTTTAGTTTGGGGTATTCATCTATGTTTTTGAGTCCAGTTATCTGGATATATAAACTCATCATTCTTTTCATATAGTAATCAAAAGCTAAAAGCTGAGTGTATAGTAATGCTGAGCGTTCTGATGTTTCCATTAGTGTTAGGAATTTAATGATATCGTTTGTGGCTTTCATAACACCATTTAATAGTTTTTTAAGCATATTTAGATCATCAGTTAAATTCGTTTTAACAGATGAGAAGTTATCATTTTCTTTAACATTTTTTTCTACTGAATTTTTACCATTGGAACCTTCTATTTTGTTTAATTTATTTATAGCAGGGTTCAACACTTCTTTTTGTATACTTAATCTGATGGATTTATTGTCTGCTATATTCATAGTGGATTCACTATATCTATCTGGGATTGTGCTTATTGGGTTTTTAGAATCACCGTAGTTTGTGACTCTATATTGTATACCAGTTATCTTCTTTACTGCACCAACATTGCCTTTTCCATTTTCAATTGAAAGTGGTGTGAAATTCCCGTCCTCTAATTTAATCATATCTTTAAGGAATGTTGTTTTGTATCCTTGGGATTCATAGTTAATTTTATCCCCAGATGAAGATGATAATATTGAACTTAAATTTTTTAAGTTTTCTTTAGACGATTTAGTATAGTTAAAGTTGTTATTAATATACTCGCTATAACTGATTATATCGTCCTCACCATCCATACTTTCGATATATGTTATTATGTTTTCAAAGAATACAGATAATAAATCGAACCCATGTCTGAATTCTGAGTTCTGTATACTACCTTTCGAATTGGATAGTTCTATTACATTGAGATCCTTTAATACAAGGTGGTCATTTAAATCAGATACAGATATGTATTTGTCCATATCTTTAAAACGTCTATTAGACATCAATTTATCTATCTCTAAATTAGCCTTAATATTTTTATTTGCAACACCTATTATATCATCATCTGTTTTAATGTCTTCTGATTTGAAAGCCATAGCATTATTAAGAACCTTTTGTACTTTGTCTAATTTCTTTTTATCACCATTAAACTGTCCTAACATTCTTGTGACTTCATCATCACTGAAAGAAACATTATCACTTTTATTTAGGGTTTTATTTGCTTCTTTTTGAATTGTTTTCATATAGTCACTGTAAATGGGAAATACATTTTTAATTTTTATTTTCTCAAATGATAGGAACCCGTTAGAGGATGGGTTTATATATTCCTTATCAAATATATTCATATTAGCGACATCATTGTTTTTCTTTGCTTTAGAAGCAGAGGGTGAACTACTACCCCCACCACCACCGAATCCACCAGAACTTTTACCACTACCACCAGAGTCATCATCCTTAAGTGCCCATTTGAATCGTATACCGAATGGTTTGGTTATTAATCTTACAGCACCTTTAATAAAATTAATTATGAATTTCCAAATTTTTTTGGCGATATTTACTACGCCATCTTTGATCTTGGATAAAACCCCTTCACCATATAGTTCAATTTCATCATCCATAGATTCGAAGTATAAAATACATTCATTAAATAATTTCATACTTTCTCTTTCTATAGCTAATCTTTCTGTTTCAAATATAATAAAATCATGAGATACATCGTTTGTTAATTCCAAATTTAATACACCTCCAAAGTGAGTATTACTAATTGAATTGTTCATATATACTATGGTTACAAAATAAAAATACCGGGGAACCAACCCCGGTATTGGTTTATATTTGTATTTTGATATTTTATATTAGTTAGAAGTACCTTCACTATCATATAGACTCTGGATAGTGGAAGTTACAGAACCAACTTCTCCAAATAATTTATTTGAAACAGATGATCCTAAGTTATAAGATTTGGTAACTACAACTGTCATCATTGAAACTAAAGTAGCATACTGGTTCATAACACCTGTTACTGTGGATACTGCTGTTTGTACTGCAGCTTTTGACTCTCCATCTTCACCAGGGTTATCGTTCTTTCTTTTAGCCTGATCAGCTGATTTTTCTAAGTTCTTACCAGTTGATTCAAGAGCTTTAGCTTTATCAGCGAATTTCTTAGCACCATCATTAAGAGCTTTAATAGCTTCTTCGATATCGAATGCATCGAAACCTTCTTTAATAGGCTGAAGAACGTTATCTTTAATTTCTCCACCAGTATAAGTTCTGGTATCTGTATCGAAGATTGCATCTTTAACTTGTTCAGCTGGATCTTCTGTACCGTCTTTTTTGATTGGGCCTAAGTTTTTGATTTTATCGACAACTTGAGCGTTATAAATAGCAGCCATTAATTTATTCTGACCAGTTTTGTTATTTTCTGTACCAACCACATTTTGAATATTTTGTACAGATTTCTGTAGGTTGTTAGCTTTAGCAGAATCAAATGAAGATAAGTCTCCAGATAATTCTTTAGCTAATGTTTGTGCTGTGGTGTCTAGTGATCCAAAAGTAGTTCCACCAATGTCAGCTTTAGTATAAGTTTCTTCATATTTGAATGCAGCTGAAACAAACGCCATACCACCTTTAAAGTCAGTTTGCTTGGCCTCATATCTAGCTGAATCAGGAAGCTTCTTGTTTCCAGCACTTTCCATCAGAGCCTCAAAAGCAGCTTTTTTCTTACGGATATCTTTACCTGTGTTTTTAAACTTAGAAATAAGTCCACGAACCATATCTGCTAACTTATTATAAAGCTTCTTTAAGAAGTCCATAATTTTAGCGATGATACCTTTTTTGGAATCTCCACCAAAAGCAGCTTCTGCATATAATTCTGCAACTTGTTCGTCATCGTCTGCAATACCATTGCTTTCCATGTATGTTTGAATTTCATAATCTGCCTCTTGCATTTCGTTACCAAACTGGCTAACTTCCATTGCACTTGCTACACATTCTGCAACGAGCATTGTGTAATCTTCTGCACTGATTTCAGGTCCTTCCATGTGTAGTTCATTAGTTTTCTTGATTTCTTTAATACTATTACCAAATGTTTTCATTGATATAGTAACCTCCTTGTATTTTAAATTAAAAAGTTTTTATCTTCAAATCTATATTATTTGTTCATCGATATTACCTTACAGTAGCAACAATTTTAATAGTCGAATTAAATACATTAATATAATAAAAAGAGGTGAGTTTAGACTATGGCTGGAAATAATAGACAAGTAGCAGTTATACCTATTAAATATAAAGATAGAGAGTTAGCATTACCAGGTGAAATTATCCTGGATAGTGATGGTCGAATGTTTGCTAAATTAAATGATGGGACTGTCAAACCCATACGTGGCGAACAATTTAATTTTATTCAAGATTTGATTAAGCATAATTGGCATGTTGGTGATCAGGAATCTTTAGATTATGATATGGCAAGTTGGATTAAAACCGGAGACTATGATCCTTCTATTGATTATGAACGAGGGACAATATTAATTAAGGAATATTATTTAGAACCTGATGGTACTGAAAAGGAAAGATGGAGGGCTATAGCACCTATAACGGAGTTAAGTGGTGTAATAGTCAATGATAATACTGGGAAAACTTTAGAGGATATGATAAATGATGATCTATCTGATGGTTTTATATCTACAGATGATAAATTAGAAGATGGTGGTTTACAATATGTTTCGGGGAATACATTCACTATCGTTGGTGATTGGTTAGATATATTCTTAGAAGATAGAAAACTTAAAATGCTATCAGATGGTAATGAAGTTTTTTCTTTGATAGATCATGTGAATTATGATGGGACAGTTACGACTGTGACATTGGAGGATTCTGTTCTTGGGTCATCTATAGAGGAGGTTTTATATTCTATAATATCCCCTGGTGAAACTGGACCTATTTCGGATACCGATACATATTCTAAGATAGCTGAATATTTGGAAGCTGGAAATAATATAGATATTGATTTATCTAATGCTGATAAATTGAAAATAAGTTCTCCAACCGATACTGATGGCATAAAATCAGTTATAGGTGATTGGATTCAAGGTGGCGGTGCCACTACTGTATCATATGTTCCGACTGCCGGTACCCTTAAGATATCCAGTGTCAACACACAACGAAGTGACGGAGAAATAAATAGTCTGATAGAAAGTCATATGAATGGTCCTGTTGAGATCGGAGATAATTTAAAAGTCGGTGGCAATATAGATTTAACGGGATTTGATTTAGTTTGGAATGAACATACAGATGGTGCTAGAATTACATTTGTGAATCCGAGTGATGCAGATGAAACATATATGCTTTTTGAGACAAACGATAATAATAATGAGTATTTTAAATGGGGACACAACGATGTTTCTTTGGAGGAATGGATGCGTTTAGAACAAAGTGGTTTGACAGTTAATGGTGAGATTACAGGCACAAAAGTTTGGAATGCAGTGTATAATGGTGATGTCGCGGAACTTTTTGATTGTGTAGAGCATCAAGAATTTGAACCTGGTGATGTTTTGGTTTCGATGAAAGGTTTATGTTGTAAAACATCAGAGGAAAAACACCGTGGTGTTGTGGGTGTTGTTTCAGATCCTGAATCATATGGGTATTTGCTTGGTGGTCCTGAAAGAGATTCCATTGATGACTATGGTGAAAACCAACAACCTGTAGGGATAACAGGGCGTACTAAAGTAAAAGTTACAGGTGATATAAAAGAGCATGATCTTTTGGTCACATCTAAAAAATCTGGATACGCAACAAAGATTAATAGTGATGAATATATGCCCGGAACTGTTTTTGCTAAAGCTTTAGAAGGTAACAATGGTGAAGACAAAAAAATTTGGGCTTTAATAATGAACGCATAAAATTGAAAGGGTGATGGTTTAATGTTTGATCCACATTATATGCCTAGAGAAATAGTGGATAAAATGTACAATAAATATTTTATCCATAATTTCAAAATGATGCTTAAATATGTAGATTATGATTGGGTTCATCCGATGGATGTAAAGACAAACGACCATATGGTTTCATGGGATAATGACCCGTATTTGGAAAAAACAAAAAATGAAAGAATAAAGTTAGGGTTGGATGTTTTGGAGAATGGGAACTATTGGCCATTCACAGGGGACTGGGGCATGAATGTTTCTGAAGGATGTCATAGGATATGGTCTTTACAGGAGGTTTATAAAAACATCAAAAAATATGAAAAAAGATATTTGATGTTTAAGCATAGTTGGCAATTTTATTATGATTTTCGGAAAATACAGCTCGACCATACAATTGAAGGTACCGATAATTTTGACGAATTATATAGCACATTCACAGAGTATGTGTATGTTCCTGATAAATGTATAGGTGAACCTTATTTAAAAAACACACTTGAAGACAAGACTGTAGATAAAATAGATTTTGGAGAATTTAACCTTTGTGTGATGGAATGTAAAAACATCTATGATATATTTTTGGCTTATATATCAATACCGGTTTTAATGAGGTATCCTTTAGCACACCAAGAGAAGATAGGTAAAAGAGTTCCTTCTTTACCACATATGAATGATGAGGGATTTTTTAGAGAATGGTACAGTAAAAGGTAGGGGGTATATATAATGGAAAAGGGAGATATTTTTTTTAATAGCTTAAATAGTGTGCAGTTGATATTGAATAAGAAATGTAATTTTAATTGTAGCTATTGTTTTTCAGATAATGATGGTGAGGAAATGGATTCCGAATTACTGTTTTCTGATGTTTATAGATTTTTAAAAGAAAACTTATCGGATGATACAACTTTAAATTTTTTTGGTGGAGAACCAATGTTAGATTACCGAGAAAAGATAGACCCGTTAGTTTGTACTTTAAGGGATGACGGGTTTGAAGGTGGTATAGGTATAGTTACAAATGGGAGTCTTTTCAACGAAAAAATAATGGATGAAATCATTGAGACAAATGTATCTGTTATGGTTAGTTTGGATGGTGATTATGAGACATTCTCTAAAAATAGAAATTCAGATCGTGAAGTTTTTGATGATATTATAAATAGTATAAAATATTTTGTTTCTAAAGATTACCCGAATATCAGTGTTCGTTTAACATATGGCGAAGATGACATTGAGAATTTAACCAAAAATATTAAATTTATATATTCACTTGGGGTGGATGTGATTGAATTTTACCATGTTGATGAAATAAAACTCGATAAAAAATCAGCGGAAAAGTTAAAAGAAGAATTTGATAAATTGTTTTTCTTTTATGTGAAAAACGATGTTAAAATAAAATATATAGATGACTTGGTTCATTATTATTTAAATCCGGATGAGCATTCCAGAGGTAAATTACATCAGTGTGGATTGTTAAATAAAGATAATTTTGATATGACAATCGATACTTCCGGTGATATTTTTACATGTCATCATTTTAATTCTGATGATAAAAAATATGATAGTTTTCATATCGGTAATATAAAGGAAACTTTCTATAAAGAAAAAATAAAGAATTTGAATTTGGGTCATTTAAAGAAAAAATATGTTTATGCACATAATGCAAGAGAAAATACCTGTTCAAAATGTAAATTGTATGATTTGTGTAATTCTATTTGTACTATGCAAAATATAAAGCAAAACAACAATATTTTTTTAAATTATAATGTCGATTGTTTTATAAAAAGGTCCTTCTATGATGTTATAGAATGGAGATTGAATGAGGTGAGACAATGACAGATAGGGATATTTTTGGTTGTTTGTATAAAGATTATATAGAAACCAATTTAAAAAATATTGTAAGTCACAGTTTATTCGATATAGAATTTGTGACTCCAGAAAAACTGGCATGTATGGTTGATCTACCAAATAAACCATATTTTTTTGACGAGAATGGAAAGATAAAAAATGAGAATATTAATTTAGAGGGTATTGAGGGATTAAATAAATCTAGAGATTTAGCTTTGGATATTCTAGAAAATGGTTTTTATTATCCCTTGATTGTGCAAAAGGATGAGTTAGGGTATGTTGGTGCTGAAGGGAGACACCGTTCCTTGGGTATTTTATCTTTATATAATAAGGGTGTTTGGCCCAGAGATAAAAGAATACCTGTTATAGTGTGTTATTTTGATTATCAGTCCCTCGTTAAGGGTGTAAAAGATGTTAGAAGTGGAAAAAAGGATTGTATAATAGGGGAATACCCAATGAATGAAAGTCTTTTTTTGAATGCATCCACATTAGCAGATTTATTTTCAAAGAAAAATTATTTAATCAATTACGATAAAAAGAAACTTATTGATGATGAGTTAGGGATATTTCAATGCGAGATAAATGATCTCTATAGTTTTTTCATATTAAATGGTATTTATTATGGTGGTATAAGTAGAGATATTTTGAAATATAAAAAAAGAGATAATCCTATTGAACCATCTCGTGTTATAAACAATATCCGTGATTTTTATTTATTTTTCAAAAATGGGAGTGGATGAAATGAAACATAGGGAAATAACCGAATACTTTTATAATGATTTTATTGATACAAATTTACGCAATTTAAACAACCACCCACAATTCAATATCGAATGGATGACACCAGAAGAAATTATAAACAAACTGAATATACAGGGTGAAGAACATCATATGTTCGATGGTGATATGGATTATACTGATATACCTGGGGATCTTTTTCTCTATAACTCCTTTAATGATGCGAAAAAGTTGGGTTTGGATGTTCATAAAAATGGAATGTACAATCCCATTTTATTACAGAAGGTAGATGATGTATATTCTAGATCCGAAGGAAGTCATCGTTTAAGAGGGATACTTCATCTTTATAAATCTGGTGTTTGGGATAAAAATAAGAAAATATGTTTTTTGGTGTGTGAATTTGGATACGAAAAAATGAGATTGGAAATTGTTGATATAAGAAAAAATATCAAAAAAACTTTAGATGATCCTGATATGTATAAGATGGACGATGTTTTAACTCTTAATGCACCTTTATATCATGGATGGGATAGTAGAACTAAACTCCTAGTCAAGTATGAAAGAAAAAAATTAACAAACGAAGAGCTTCAAATATACAGTTTTGATATAGAGAATTTTTATGACTTTTTTTTTATTAATGGTATTTATTATGGTGGTATAAGTAACGATTTATTTTTATACCATAATACAGATGAAATGATTCATCCTAGTCCAGTAGTTAATGATGAAAAATTTTTTAAAAAATATATGGGGGATGTTAAAGATGAGTAACATAAAGAGAGGTTTCACTTTTGATGAATATGAAAAAAGTATTAAAAATAGATATAATGCTTCTTTAATATTTAAGATAACTAATTATTGTCCACACAATTGTAGTTATTGTTATCATAAATATAAAAATGAAGAAGATCTTGATAAAGAGATGTCTTTGGATGTTTTTAAAGAAGCACTTTATAAACTAGGGGATAGTTTCGAAGTTATAAAATTACACTTACATGGTGGTGAGCCACTTACTGTACCATATGAAAAGTTAAAGTCTATGTTGGAGATAATAGAAGAATATAGACAAAAAAGAAATAGGGGTAAATTTATAATCACTATGGCCACTAATTTATTGCTTCTTGATGAGGAAAAATTGGAAATTCTTGAAGAACACGATGTTAAGATTTCTACCAGTTATGATGGGAAATACCATAATGAAAAAAGAGCGGTTAATCTTGAGAGAGTGAAAGAAAAAATTGATATGACCCAAGGTGTTGGGATGATAGGTGTTATGACAAAAGATTGGGTTGAGGATTTGGATGAATCAATAGATTATGTTGAAAATAGCAAAAAAGGGAAACCCTTGGTTAATCCAGTTATGGCTTTTCCTGCAGATGATGAAGATGTTCTCGATCCAGGTGATTATTCAGATTTTGTCATTCGACGTTTTGAAAAACAAATGGAGACTGGATTGTTTAGTTGGGGGACATTAAGATATCTACAAGCGGTTCTGGGTCATTCTGGCGACTGTTTTGTTTCGGGTTGTCTTAACTCAATATTTACAGTAACACCATCAGGAAATATAAAGGGTTGTGATTCCCGTAATGAAGATTATTGGTATTATTGTAATATATCTGATATAGAATGTGTTGAAGATATTTATGAGACTGAAAAGTATAAGAATATGCAGAGGATGTATTACAATAGATTAAAAAAATGTGAAAAAGAATGTGATGTTTTTGAGTATTGTGTTGGTGGCTGTCCTAATAATTATAGGCTTAGACCGGATGGTGAATTCAGCAAAGATTACATGTGTTATGATTATAAACAGATGATATACTATTTTCGGGATTTTTATGAAAGCTTTGGTAGTAAAGAAGAGAATCTACCCGAAAGAATTAAGGATGTTTTGATGTTAAAAAATGATTGATAAAAAGGAGATGGTGGGAAATGTTTAGTGTACCGTTTAATCAAACCGAGGAGGAAATAGAATTATATAGGGATAATGAAGATATTATAAAAGAAATTTATGCACCTATATCACCCAATTTTTTACACACTGCCCGACATATTGGGTGGTCAGAAAAAAATGATTATTTACTAGAGGAGCTTTTAAAAACTAGTTCTGAAACATCCATAGGATTGAATCTCTTGATGAATTCTATAAATGACGATAAAATATTTATGATGAATGATTTAAAAGATATGTTAAACCAAGTGTATGAATATCAAAAACTTGGTTTAAAAAAAGTTACAGTTGCAAACCCTATTCTGTATCGGGCTATAGTGGAGAATTTACCCGGTATCGATATCGGTTTATCTGTTATTGCTAATGCTGACACCATAGAAAAAATAAAGCAATTTTATGATTTTGGTAATCTAGTAGAATATTGTGTTCCACCAAAATTAACAAGAAACAGGGATTTTATAGAAAAGATAAAATCACTATTTGATGGTGTTAAAATTAAAATGATGGTTAATTGTTTTTGTAATCCAAACTGTGTTGGTTTTATACACCATCACATTGAGGCTTCTAGTGGAAAAAAAGAAAAGGATACAGGGTATTTTAATTATGTTTGTAGCCAACATACAATAAACCCTCTTAAAAAGAATATAATTTTCCCCAATGAAATAGAGCATTATTCAGAGTATGTGGATGTTTTCAAAATATCAGGAAGAGAGACACATACCGAAACTATGTCGGAAATTTTGGATCTATATAGAAATCCTAAAAAATTAAAGGAATATAATTTTCTTAAAGTTTTAGATGGATATAAAGCAAAGGGTGCTTACCTTTATGACATAAGTCCAAAGAATGGTCCAAGCAGAAACTTAGATTTAATAGAAAACTGTGACTATATGTGTATAGAAAATAAATGTGACCATTGTGGGGAAATGTTAGCTAAAAATTTTGAATTTATGGAGGGTGAATTATAATGAATATTATGTTAAATAATTATTGCAATTTAAATTGTGAATATTGTTTTGTAGAGAAACAATCAGGTCCCAATGCCAGAAATATAACTATGGAGAATTTTGCAAAATATATCAAATTCTTAAAAAACAATGGTATTAGAGAGGCTAAGTTGTTAGGAGGTGAACCAACACTTCATCCAAAATTTAAAGCTATAGTTAAATATTTAAATAGTGATGATTTTTTTGAGAAAATATTGATATTTACTAATGCTCTATCTCTCAATGAAGAAATGGTTGATGAAATAATTTCACCTAAAGTTAGTTTTTTAGTGAACTATAATAAAGAGGAAGATATAGGGAAAGAAAATTTTAAAAAAACATCTGATAATATCGATTATTTGGTTGGTGAATATAATAAACACAATAGTGGACATAGAGTCACTCTCGGTATAAACATATCTGAACCTGATTTTGATTATAAATATATAGTGGATAAGAGTCAGGAGTTGGGGTTAGATAATATAAGGTATAGTTTAACTGTGCCAACTAAAATAAATGAGGATTATGTGTCAATAAAAGAATATGAGAAATTTATACCTGGTATCTTAGAATTTTTTAAATATGCTAATAGAAGGAATATTAGATTGAGTATCGACTGCAACAATATTCCAAAGTGTTTATTTGAAAAAGAAGAATTGTTGGAAGTGATTTTGGGTAATAACGATATGTGTGAAAGAAAATATTGCACAATGCCTCTTGATATAGATATGGATCTAAATGTCACTAGATGTTTTCCTTTTAAAAACAGATTTGAAGTGAATTTAGAGGATTTTAATGATATGGGTGAGTTAGTAGATTATTTTGGGTCTAGAATAGACAAGTATAGGTTCAATGAACCCACATTTAAAGAATGTGTTGATTGTGAACTTTTTAAAGAAAGACTATGTCAAGGTGGATGTTTGATTTATAAATTTGGTAACAACAAACTCTAAGGGGGTTTCAAAATGGAAATTAAAATTAATGGAACAGATGTAGTTAGTGATATTGAATATTGGGAAATAAGTAAAGCTAGTGAGGGAAATTTATCTACAATGATTTTGAAGGCTGAATTTTCTTCTAATTTGTTTGATTTGGTGGATACAGATACAACAGAGAATATTCTTTTTGTAGAGGATGATGAAAATAAATCGGTTAAGTTTGATATTGACAATATTAAATTTATCGGACTAAAATCTAAAGAAGGTTCAATGCAGCAACAATTTGTAGCACATGGTGTTTTAGAGAAATAATTATTGGAGGTGGGTCTTGTGCCGTATAAAACTTGGTCTAACAGAACCATTTGGGGTAGATCTAATTTGGTTGGATTGATAGTTAAAAAAGATGACTTACAGGAAATAGAAGACGCGATAAAAAACCATAGAGATTTTTTAGATAACTACCCTCACAATTTCAATCAACCTAATACAAATTACCCAGTTACAAAAGAAGGTAAAATTGTATACGATACTATAGATGACATAAAAGCCGGTATAAACTCCTTCTATTACGGAAATAACCCAAACAGTGGACTCGTTTCTGATGATAAAACAGGGGACCACATCACAGCTGAAGATATATCCTCTTTAAGGGATAGAGTCAACCATATAGAGACTAACTGTGTTGCGTGTGATACCTGTCAATTTTCTACTTGGACAGCCCGATGGTCAACTCGATGGACAACCCGATGGGTCAATAATTGGGGTGCTAGTTGGACAACTAAATGGACAACCCGATGGGACAATAATTGGGGTGCTAACTGGACAACCCGATGGGATAATAATTGGTCCAATAGTTGGGGTAACAGTTGGGGTGGCAGTTGGGGTTCTAGTTGGAATAACAACTGGGGTGCCAATTGGGGTACACACTGGAATAGTCGTTGGGGTTCTAGTTGGGGTGGAAGATGGGGTAGCCGATGGGGTAGTAGTTGGTCTAGTAAATCCTCTTACTTCTCTTAATACCCAAAAACAAATAATGGGGGTCGAAAATACATGAATAAGAACGATACAATATATGGATTCAAAAGACCCCCCATTTTAATAGATGGGGTGTCTATTTCTGATTATTCGAAAACCAAATATGATATTTTAAATGAAGAATTTCATATTTTTTTTTATGGACTTGACGGTACCAGTAGATTGAAAGTTTTAGAGAGGATAAATTTTTTTAATGGTATCATGGATAAAGATAATGTTGGTTTCTGTTTTAAAAATAGTGATGGGGAATCAATTGGGTATTTAAAAAACCCTAAATTACTAAGATACGGTATATCTGGTGAGACAGTGGATAGACAAAAATTGGAAGTTGTTTTTGGTGGTAAATTAATTTACAAACTTGGGGGTGACATTTAATGAAAATATGTATGATAAGTGATCCCATGGCTTCTTACCCGGAAAAGTCATACCATAGTAGTTCTATTCAATTAAACCATATGGTTGATGGTCTTTTGGAATTGGGACACGATATAGATCTGGTTATTGGGTCTGGTGAGAATATTGATAATATAGAGGGTTTAAAGATATTTGATTATCCTAACAGATATGTCGATTTAGGGGATAAGTTAAATGATCATAGACACCAGGCAACTAACGACTTCTTTCACAATAGGGTTATTGGTGTTCTAAGGGATAATATGGGAGAGTACGATATTATACATGTACATGATACCAATTTGTTTAATAAACTGAAATTGATTGATGATTTGAATACACCTATATTGTACACTCTACATGTTAGTATTGATTACGATGATTCTAATGAAACATATATGTCTGCACCTTATTTGCAAGATACTGTAGACAAAACAGAAGGCAATTATTTTACTGCAATGAGTAATTTCGTTAAAGATAACTCAGTTAAGAATGCCGATAAAATATATGTTGTTTATAATGGTATAGATTTAGATATGTTCAGTTTTGAAGAAAACAAAGAGGATTTTTTTATATTTGTGGGAAGGGTATCCGATAAGAAAGGTTTTTCCTATATATTGGATGCGTTGGATCATTATGATTTCAATATTAAGATTGCTGGACCTTTAATGTATAATAATGATAGTGACAATGATACACTTAATGTTGATGGTAGATTGAGAAATTACAATATAGAGGAGTATTTTAACAGAAGTAATGTTGAATACCTCGGTATATTAGACCACGATCGGGTTTCAGAATATTTGTCTAAGGCTAAAGGTTTGATTCATCTTCATGAGTGGGGTGAAGGTTTTTCTATGGCTATAGCTGAATCTTTATCGTGTGGTACACCGGTTTTATCTACTGATCGTGGTGGACCTGGTCACTATCTTTTAGATGGATATGATTCCATAGTTTTAGAGGGTGAGACATTCAAAGACCCTATAAAGGTGGTTTCTTCTCTTAAAGATTTGGAAAATATAAAACCAGAAAATTGTAGGATTTCAGCAGAAAGATTTGATAAAAATAAATTGGGAAATCAATATGAGGAAGTTTATCGAGATATTCTAGAAAATATGTAAGGGGATGGATAATATGGAAAAAGATATTGGTATTTTTATGCCTGGTAGACTGAAAAGTGAAAGGTTACCTAATAAACTATTATTGGATATCGATGGTACCAATTTATGGGAGATAGCATGTAAAAAATTATCCAAATTACCAGATAAATATGGTAAATATGTTTTAGTTTATGACGACAAATTAATCGATATTGCAAATGAATATGGGTTGAATGTTATAAAAAGAGATATTGGTACTACTGAGGCTGATGGTCCATTGACATATATTTATGGTGGGGTTTCAGAGATAGATAAAACCCATATTATGTTTCTTAACCCCTGTCTTTTATTTTTGACAGTCGAAACTATTGAAAATTCTATTGAGGAATTTTTAAATTCTGATGCAGACTATGCAACAAGTGTCAAAAAATTGGAGAATTGGATTTTTGATTCTGAGGGTGATAATTTAAATAAAATCAAATATAAATTTTTATCAACTAAAGATATCGACCCCCTTTATCAAGCCGCACATGCTTTCCATATTTTTAATAAAGAAAATTTTTTTAAAGATGGTTATATGTTAAAAAAGGGACATCAATTGATTGAGATACCCGAAGATCAAACTATTGATGTTGATACAAGGGATGATTTTTTATATGCTAAATGGAGGTGGAGTCTTACTTGAAATATGTTATAGATATTGATGGTACTATATGTACACAAGAGGATGACTATGAAGATGCCAAACCTTTAAAAGAAAATATAGAACGATTTAATAAATTGTACGACGAAGGTCATACAGTCTGGTATTTTACAGCTAGAGGTACAGAAACTGGTATAGATTGGACCGAAACCACTAAAACACAATTTGAAAAATGGGGTGTTAAATACCATGAACTTCTATTTGGTAAACCCAGTGCTGATGTATATATAGATGATAGGTGTGAGAATATAAATAAATAAATGGATGGGATGGGTGGTTATTGTGATGTTTATTGGGGAGATTGGAATAAACCATAACGGTGATCTTAGAGGTTGTAAGAGACTAATAGCATCCTGTAAGGCTTCTGGTGTGGATATTGTTAAGTTTCAGAAAAGAAATCCTGATGTATGTGTCCCAGATAATAAGAAAGATATATTAAGAGAAACCCCTTGGGGGACTATGAGATATATTGATTATAAGAAAAAGATTGAATTCGGTAAGGAAGAGTTTGACGAGATAGATAAATTTTGTAACCAAATAGGAATTGAGTGGACTTCGAGTGTCTGGGATATAGATAGTTTAGAATTCATTTTAAATTATGATGTTCCGTTTATCAAAATACCAAGTGCTATGGTCACAAATAAAAAACTATTGAGAAAGATTAAATCTTCAGATATTCCAGTTATTATGTCAACAGGAATGAGCACAAAAAAAGAAATAAAAGATGCAGTTGATATACTGTCTGGTTGTGATTTATCAATTCTACATTGTAATAGTAGTTACCCATGTGCTGATGAGGAAATAAATTTAAAAACAATACAGACACTTAAAAAGGAATTTCCAAATCATACTATTGGTTACTCTGGACACGAGAGTGGTATATTACCCAGTGTTTATGCTAGAGCAGCTGGTGCTGATATAATAGAAAGACATGTTACTTTGGATAGAAATATGTGGGGAACAGATCAATCCTCTAGTCTTGAACCTATTCAACTAAAAAAATTGATTAATAGGTTATGGGAGCTTGATAGGATAATGGGTGACGGTAAGATTAAAGTCTATGATTCTGAAAAAGAGATTAAAGCTAAACTTAGAAAATAATTGTATACCAGGGTTTATTCCCTGGTATTTTTTTTATTTTTTGGTAACACCATTATAGAGGTTTTAGGTGTTTAAAATTATATATTATATACTTGGAATTGAAAAAAAAAATATAGAAAAAAGGAGATGTTAAAATGAAAATTTATGTGGGTAAATTTAATGAAAATGTTGATGTTGAAATGGGTTTTTTTAATGAGAAAACGGCAGCAGAATTAACTGCTAGTTATAAGGAGGTTGATTTAGATTTATCTGATTTTAAGAAAAACAATCTAAAAGATTTTAAAAAAGAATACAGTGATTGGATGGAACACGAATTTAAACACAAAAGAGAGGAACTGGATGAGGATAAAAAAATAGTACAAACATGGTCTAATCCTGAGGAGAGAAAAGCTCACGAAGATAAATACCCAAGTCTTAGTAAATGGGGTGTTGATGATATAGAATTAAATTCTGAGCATCTAGAGTACGTTTATATTGATCACAGTAACCATGATGATACAGTTGTAAAAAAACACATTGAGATAAAGGACGAGATGTCTATAGATGAGCTTGTTGATGTTAGACATTTTGTGGACGATAATTTTTAAAAAATATTTTGATTAACAATATTTATGAAACCAAATAAAAAGGAGATGTTAAAATGAAAGTATTTATTAGCAATTTGGAAAAAGAAACACCTCAGGTTAATTTTAATATGGTAGATGGTTTGGAAGATGGAGATTATAAAGAAGGTAATCTTATAATGTCAGAGATCACTAAAGAAAATGTTTTGGATATGAAACATGAATTGGGTGACCATATTGAAGTTGTGGCAGAAGAGATGCGTATGGATAAATTACCTATAGAAAATAAAGAACCTGTTGTTATGGAGGCCAGTCTTTCAGAAGTTAATTCGAGACATATCGTTATAGAAGAGGATTGTGCTGTGGGTGTGGTTGTTGAATCTGCAACAGAAGAAAATAAAAACCATGTCGTGTATTTAGATCACGAAATTAATGATGTTCAAGAACACGATATGAACCCAGAGAGTTTTATGATTGAGGACTATGTTACAATTCGTGATACAATAAGTGAAGCTAAAAATTGGGAACCAAAAGAATAAGTAGTGTTTGCGGTGGTCTCTTCCACCGCAATAATTTTTAAACCAAAGGGGATGGTAAACATGGGTGTCAAATTGAAAGGTTTGTCTTTAAATATCAAAAAAGAAGATATTGATGTAGAATTAGAAATCGATGAAGTCACATTAGATTTAGGAGACTTATTCTCCTTGATAAGTGAAGATGAAATTATGAGCTTACTTGGTGATATCGATATCACTGAGGAAGGATTTGGAGAGTCACTGTCATATGATAATGAAAAGGAAAACAATAAAGAAATTAGTCTTAATAAAAAGAATGTAATGTATGACTTAAATAATATGATGAGCGAAACATCTAAGAGTAAAAACCCAAAAGGTTTATTACCTATTGATCAATATTTTGAATCTAGTTTTGATTATTGTGTTTGGTTTGTGGATGATGAAAGTTTTCTTTCAAATTCTTTCATAAATGCTGATAGTAATACACCTGTTGACTTTTTTGTTGGTGTCCACTTTAAAGATTATAATGGAAAAACTGCAATGGGTTTTGAAACTCAATTTGCATTTGAAAATTTTATGGGTGATGTACAACGTAAATTTGAAAAACACTTACCATCAAATAATGTCCAAATAGGTGTGATGATGGAACCACTGACACAGATTAGAAAGAAAGCTGGAGATAATGTTTTTGGTGAATTAAAATACACAAACACTCAGATTTAAAAGAAGGGAGAATAAAATGCTTGATGATTTAAAAGAGAAGTTTGAGAAAGTCAAGAAAGAAGAGCATTATAAAAAAATGAAAGAGGAAAATCCCAATGGAACATATGTGTATATTGATAGATCTGGGAATAATGAAAGATCTGGGAATAATGAAAGATATGTGTGTATGGAATGTGGAGGGGAAATGTCTTTTAATGTGTATGGTGTTATACAATGTAATGATTGTGATTCTTTAGGTGTTAATATGTGACAGATTATATACCCGAGGATTTAACCTCGGGTTTATTTTTTTATACAACTAAAACTGTTGGGTAGTCTGCAATGAAATCTTCTTCAAATTGTTCCACTAATTGTCTTCTTCTTTCTCCTGCTGACTGCCAATCATCTTTATTTAAGTTTATTTCTGAGTATCCTATATTCAATCTATTTAAGTAACTAACCACATTATTCCATAAGTTTTCTTTAATATCTAATTCAGCTAACTCTTCAAAAGTTTCTGCATAGCTGTCCTTTATTGTGGATAGATTTTTGGGATGATCAGTAAATAGTTCCAAACGATAAAGGTTCTCTGAGATATCATAATATTCTTTTTTTATTTGTATTGAATGTGGGGATAGAAATTCTGCCTCTATAGGGCTCTCATAGATGTCTCTACGCATTTTATTATAAGCAGCCCCTAAGAACACACCACTTTGGTTTCCTACCGCATTATTGTATCCTGGAAGCATAGCCATCTCTTTACCTATAAACATTTTATCTCTTTCTTCCATAGGTACTATTTCTTTTATACCACTTATGGATATCTCCTGTTTTTGTAACACGCTTATTAATTCATCTGGTAGAAGATATATATTTTTACTTCTTCTACTTTGATTGCTAGAATTGAACTGAACATTCTCCACAATAAAAAAATGTTTAAAATATCTTGAGAATGTGTCTCTTGTAAAAAGATTTATAATATCATATATTTCTTGGTCTTTAGCCACATCTTTTAATATACCATTTAACCCGCATTTATATCTCATCTTTTTTATTAAAGTATTTATCTTCAAATATACCCCTCCTTTTCTTTCTATTGTATTGTTTTTAAAAGACTCTATTATGTATAAAAGACCCGGGGTTAAACCCGGGTTTAATTTATATGCTCATAAAACTATCTAATTCATTTGATAACTTCTTTGAAACCTTAGCTTGCATTGAAACAGATTCACTGTAATACCCAATAACTTCATCACCAGGTGTGTATAAAACTTTATCTGGTTTGAATCCATTGAAACTTTCTGCAATTAAATCAAGATGACCATTTACTTCTTTAAATACCCCATCTATTTTATCTACGGAACATTCTCTAAATAATTTCTTAGCCACTTCATTACCTTCATCATTTGGGTTTAATGGATCTACTACTTTGAAACTATTTGTTTGTGCCCAACTATCTTCGGCTGATGCGTCATAGACACAATCCCATGTTACAATTCTTAGTTTTCTTTGTTTTTGACCATTAGGGAATTTCTTTATTTTGCCTACAGCTCTTAAAGAAAAAGCAGGCAAAGTTCTCTGTTCGATCATTCTAGCTAAGTCTCTACCATATTTAGATTTAGCTGTTTCTATTCTCCCCATTAAATATTCACCCTCAAACCATACATCGGTTATAAGGTGACTTCTATTTTTGTTCCATACTTGCAAATATCTTTCTGGGTTCTTTCTTAAAGGGTGATCGTATTCCCCATAAAGAGCTCTGTTATTTAATCTCTTTTGAAAATGTGGGTCATTGATTCCAGATTCTAAATATTCTCTATCAAAAACATTACCGTTTCTGGTTTTTTTAGAAGTGTGGTTTAAAGGTGTCTCAAATTGGTATACCTGACCATTGTTTAAAAATGTACCATTGGAAGGATCGAAGGACATACCCTCAGATATTAAAACACCCATTTCTACAACATTATCCAATTATATTCCCTCCTTTATTTAAATTGTATTTAAGTTCTAATATATTGTTTTCGTATGAATTAAAGGAGCAGGGGTTAACCTGCTCCATTTTATATTATATATAATGAGGCAAAAATTATTATACTAAGTTAACTCTTGCCATGATTGCATGTACAGGGAACATATCGAATGTATCAACATATGCTAGAGAAGGTAACTGTAGATGCTGAATGTCACGAATTTCTCCATTCTTAAATAACTTAGAGTATCCTTGGTAGAATGTGAATGTTTCTTGTTCTTTATCATTACTACGAGGTACAACAGTTAATTCATCTAAGTCTCCAGCTCTTTCTGTGGATACCACTCTGATTTGGTTACCTTTAATATTAATGGAATATACATCGTAATCAACTGCAACACCTGCATATTCTTTATCCTTAGAAACAACTGATACCATCTTAGGCAAAAGTCTTGTAGTTCTAGGATCTGCATATATAACATTTTTGATACCATTTTTAGCATTGAACTTTTTCTGTAATTCAATAACCATTTGGTCAATGGTATCTGGTAACATTTCTTCACGCCAATTAACCGGAGTGTTTGGTCTGTAAGCTTCAGAAGTAGTAGGATCTTTCTTGAAGTCTTCTTCAAACCAATCATTAGGTGTTCCGTCTCCAACAGGTAATCTGTTTGCAAGAGCAAGACTTTCTTTATAATCTCTAAGAGTTTTAAAGATTTTGTGGTCTTTAACATGTCCTGCTAAATCTAAAATAGTAGCAGTAAGCTTCATCATACCATCTGTATTCTCAATAGTACCAAAATCTTTTAAAGTTTTTGGATCATATGATAATACCATGTTAAGACGTTCTTTAATAACGAAGTCCATTGGTTCTCTTTCAACACCAACAGATGAAACTTTAGAAATAGTAGAACCTGAAATTCTACCCTGAACTTTAAAGCTTTTAACTTCTGATTGTGTTCTCCAGCTAATCTCACCAGTTGTGAAATCTACTTTACCACCAATAGCAACCTCTACAGTAGAACTTCCATCTTGTGCAGCAGAGTTATCCACTTCAGTTACAACGAAGAACTGTGGGTTGTTTTTGGAACCTTCGTGCTGTGTAATAATGTTATCGTTAACTTCTTTGAATACACCAGGTCTATCTGTAGGTGTACCTCCAACGTCAACTGTAGCAACTACATCAGTAATTTTAATTTCAGGGAATAAGTTATTCTTATCAGCGTTCACATTTGTTACTCCACTTTCAGCAATTAAGTTAGCTGTATTATCAGCGTGATCTGCTGTAATCAATTCAGCTGTAAATTCTGGCTGAGAGTGATTTAAGAAATTATCCATGAAATCTTGATCTTTTACTACATCTGGGAAATATCTTTTTTCCCCGTCAATCTCTAAGTAGCGTCTTTCCCATTTTTTTCTGAAAGTATACTTATCTGTAGTTTTGTGATCTACAATTAAGCGACCATTACTTTTAATGGTTTCCAGATATTGAACAGGAGGAATAGCTGCCATCATAGGGGCAATTGATTCACCAGTAGTGAATGCCTCTTGATAGAGTTCCCAAGTTGTGTCCATTCTTTCTTGTACCATAGCCATATCTTCGTTAATTAAATCTGCCTTCTCACCAATCAGCATGTCATCTTCACTTAAAGAACCATTGAAACCTTCTCTTCTAGAGTTGTTTACGTTATTGGATTCTGCATATAATGGTGACATGAATTTTTCTTTTAGTGATTTAGAGCGACCTTCATCTTGTATGTACCCACCAAATCCAGCTGATAAAGGAACACCTACTGATTCACAGTATGCATTAACCTCTTCAATAGCTGAAGCATATCCAGAAATAGAGCTTAAGGATTCTGGGTTAATATCATGAGATAGTTTACCTTCCATTGTATTTACATCAAATCTTGTATCATTCATTTTACGAAATGACCTCCTTATTTTTATGATTAATATGATAATATCTACTTAAGATTATACTAAAATATTTGTTAATTTTGTAATTCCTAGTATTACCTTTATACCTTTAATATCATTACTAGTCTTCTTCTAATAATTCTCTAAAGGTATCTAATTTTTTATTCAGATAAATAAAAGAAATTCTAAATTCCAAAAGTGTCTGATATTTTACACTAACCGTATCAGATGTATTTTTGAAATACTCTAAAAGCATTTCCAATTTTCTTTTGTATTCTCTTGTGATGTCATCTAATATATCACGTTTATCTTTTGTGGTATCTATGTTTTCTAATTTTTCAACTAAATCTGAATAATTGTCATGAAGTATTTCAAAATTTTTATCTAATAATTTTTCTCTTTTTTTCTCGATCTCATCATCTTCCGATTCTTCCATTTCATCTAATCCTTCTTCAGGATTTTCATCCATGGTAAGATCAGGATCATCAGGATTATCAGTTTCCCCTGTATCGGCATCTGATGTATCTCCTTCATCGTCTGTCCCATCACTATCACCAACACTATCGTCATCTGCAGAGCCATCATCGTCAGAACCATCCTGAGCATCATTATCTGTTCCCACAGGTTCTGGGGTTTCTTGATTGTCCGGTCCAGAATCTTGTGTATCTTCTGAACCGGAATCATCATTATTTTCTTGATCTTGTCCATCATCTTCTGGTGCCTCCATATGGAGAATTTCTTTTTCACCTTTGTCTTGAAATATTTTCTCTAAGCCATTAAAAAAACTCATACCAAAAACCTCCTTTTAAGAGGATAAATAAGATTTGAAGATTAAAAACTTTTTATAAGCTTTTAATATATTTAAGCTATAGTAATTGTTTACTTGTCCTTAATAGTGCAATTTAATTAAAAAGCAGGGATATCAAAACCCCCGCTTATTTTTTATTGGAGCCTATTTTCGTATCTTATTCTATCAACCTGTCTTTCTAATTTCTTTTTCATTCTCTTCATTGTATCTCTTGCTTTTCTATCATTTTCATTTCTGGCATCCTGAATGTTTTCTTCCAACATATCTATTTCGTCTTTTAAAATTTGAATAGCTAACTCTTTTCTTTTAACTGTTCTGTCATGCATTTTATATTTTAATACTGTGGCTGAAAGAACACCAACTATTAAAGATAATATTGGGTTTACAAATACCACAGCATAAACACCATACCCTAATGCTAGAGAAACAAACCATTCCAATATCTCATCTAAAAATGGTATGATCTCATCATTAATCAATTTCTCTTTTAGTTTCTCTCTTTTATTTTTTCTTCTGTTTGAGATGATATGTTCAGCTTTTGTTTTAAATCTCTTAAGTTGAGTGAATGCTTTCTTTGGTAACTTAGTAGTTGTCCTTTTTATTTTCCGTAATTGATGTTTGAAATCTCCGATAGCACCCTCACCATAGAACACCTCTTCATTAACTAAACCCATCACTTCTTCATTTGGGATGGATTCACTTTTATAATATGACTCACTAAATAATAGTTTTGTTTCTCCCATAAAACTACCAATGAATGATTCTATATATTCGACTGTTACTGTTTCTTCTGAGTCTTCATCTGGGGTATAAAGGTATGCTTCACCAATCAATTCTCCATCTTTAACTTCGATATCATAATGTTTTGCTATACCTATATATTTACCATTAACATATTCTTTGATGTTTTCTACTATAACTGGAACTTCTCCAAAATCATCTTTGATGGTTTCATAAAGTGGTTCCCAAAGCATTTTGTTTTTCATCTTTATCCAATACCTTGTGATATATTTATAAGTTACATGTTGTATACCTTTTAATGTTAGGTTTGATAAAGCAAAATACGTTAACCCTAGAAAAAGACCAAATCCTAATGATCCAGTAACCAAAGTTCCTGTTATACCAGCCGCACCCCCTAAATTAATTGAAGCCATATAACGATAAACTTTCATTTGGAACGGCATCCAATTATTAGTGACCCATTTACCGAGGGCCTCTTTATTTGACGGGTCTAGGATTTTAAGTTGTTCCATTAATTTTTTCTGTTCTTTTTTATACTCTTTAAACTTTCTTTTCAATTTACCCGGTAGTTTAGTTAGTTCTGGTGCCTCTCTCACTACACCGGTATTCATTTCAACTACACCGTCACCAGCTATTATGTTATTATCACTTTTTAGAATTAAAAAACTGTTTTCGTTTTCCACATCTTCAAAGTTCTTGATTTTATATGTTAATAAATCGTGACGCTGAATACCTGTTGCGAAATCTTCTCTTACAGCTTTTCCTGTTATGAAGTCGTAAAATAAACTAGAAGATCCATCTTCCAAAGTTTTAAATAAAAATCTTTTTCTAATTGGTGCCAAAGATGCAAGGTAATCCTCATCTTTACAGAAATACTCTAAAAGAGAAAGATATTTTTTATAACTAACTTCTCTAAAATGATAAACATTATCCATAACATTATTAAAGTTAATATTGTTTTTTAAAGCGAGTTTCAATTCACTTTCATCTTCATCATCATTGTATGTTAAAACACTGGATGATTTAAATAAATCTACATTTTCTTCTGGGAAGTTAGAATCATAAATGCTTACTATATCATCATCATTATTTAAAGCAAGCAATCTTATAGTTTCACCTCTTGATAAAACATAGAAGTAATCGATTGCACCTTCTACATATTTCTTCTCCACCCGTAAAAAGAGATGATACTTTTCATCATAAAAAGCTGATAGTCTCTCTACCTTACAATCTTCTGAAAGTAAGTAGTCTGTTATTTCTTCAACTGTCTCCGACAAAAGTTTTTTGTCCAAATAATCGTTTATTCTAAAAAGATTAGAATATTCATTATCTTCTTCTAAACATCTTAAAAAATTATGAATTCTAAAATTATCTAAAAGTGTCAGTTCATTCATATATGAAAACCTCCAATTTATTGATTTTTAAGCTACTTAATTTGTTCTGCTTGATATGTTTCGAAACAAATAGGATAGTTAGTAAACTAAACTTAATAAGGGGTGAATGTTCAAATGATAGTTAGTGATAGATTGAATAATATAAAGGATGATTTAGAACAGGTCAAAAAAAAGGCCAAAGAAGATTTAGGTATAGATGTTGTCGTTGTTTTTGAAACGGGTGTTTTAAAAGAAGAGGATGAAAAGAGAGTAAGGAAATTTCTAAATGAAACATATGAGTCTTATTCACACAAACCAAGAAAGTACATCTCTATTTATCCACTCAATAGAAATGTCAGTATGTTGCTTAAAGATAGTGATTATGGTGCTCCGATGACCAATAATGGTTTGACCCAGGTTTTACATGATATGGCTGGTGCAAATGATTACACAAGGTACGGTAGACACAGTGGTATGTGTAGGAACTTATATGAAAAGGTTATTGTTGAGTTGGACACAAATTATGTGGATAGATTATCTAACCTCAAAAACCATGGTTCAGAAATAACTTTCCATTTAGAAAGAGATATATTGACAGCTTTAAGTGATATTAAAGATGACTATGGCGAGTTATCTCAAAAAATCCTCAATAACCTAATGGCTAATATATCCACAACTAAAGAATATATTCGAGGTAGAAACAATGTACCCGATAATAATTATGTCGGTCAAGGTAACGAAAGTGATCTAACCAATAAAAATTACACATATTATAATAGGGGTTTCTTAAAGATATTGGATCTTACAATTATGTGGTATATTAATCATAAAATTGTACAGCAAAATGTTTCCGATAAAGATATCTTTTATCACATCGATAAAATCTTAAGAATAATGGATAGGGTTCGTGGTTTTAATAAAGTTTATTATTTTAAAACTCTTTTATCTGGTGATATAGATATTAAAAAAGATTCTGTAATGGATGTTTTATTTAATAGAGTCTATCTTGATGTCTTGGATAATAACCCTTATGAAAGAAAGAATTTAAAATATAAACCGATGTATCTTAATAGTGATAGCAAATCTATTCTACATTCTGATGGGACATCATCTGATGAAAGTTCTTTAATTTCTGAAGCATCTTTGGTTTCTTTTGATGTGGATTCAAATGATATGGTTCAGTTTATTGGTGAATGTGTGATATTAGAAAAAGAAAACTTGATTGCTGAATCTATTTTCGATATGTTTAAAAAGTCAGATTCTAAAAAGATCATAGAATTAGCTCGTGAAGTAGATCAAATTGCAGTCGAATTTGAATTTATGTATGATCAGTATTCAAAATCTGATGCAATGCATAGGGCTTATGATTGTCTTGATAGGATTGATAAGAAAATGAATAGAGCTGACACTGATGAAATGCACGATGCTTTAGATGGTATACGTTCTAAACTTCTAGAAATCATTAAGAAAAATAGAAACAGAAATATTAAAAAACAAAGGATGACAATAAATATTGATTATCCTAAAGGATACGGAATGAATGCGTAATGGGTATTAATATAGTATCCAGTAAAAATGAAACAGCTAATGATAAATATAAAATAGAAGAGGAATATATACCAGAAGCAGAAGCAATAGGTGATATGTTGGGGGCTGAAGAAGAACCCGATGTAGATTACGATGAAGAAAATGATTTTTATTATGGGCAACCTGTTATGGGTGAGGAATTCATTTATGATTTTGATACCACAAATAAAACATTTGTCGCAGTACACAATGTCTTAAAGGAATACGGTATTGAAAACAATAAGTTCTTTTTGGTTCTTTATGATAAAGACTTAGTTGGGGTTGACCCACATGACCCTAATTTGTCTGTAGAGATGCAGCAGAAAGTAGTTAGAGAGGTTAAAAGAAACTTCTGGTATTATATACGAGAGGTAGTGATCTTACAGACAGAGGGTGGTAAGACACGCTTCATGTTACATATTGGAAACCTTGCTGCTGCTTTTTTAAAACTACAGAACTTAAACTATTACTGGGAACAGCCAAGACAGACTGGTAAGACACTTGGTGAGATGTGTTTTGAAAGTTACTTCTTTGCTTTTGGTTGTATCAATACAGAGTTTGGTTTTTATTGTTATGACAATACCAGAGCTAAAGAAAACTTACAGACTGTTATAGGTGTCCTAGAGAACCTACCAGAGTATTTAAGAATTTATAACTTAAAGAAAAAGGTAGATAAAGAAACTGGTAGGGTATCTTATAAAGATAAAGGTGAAGCTGGTAAGAAAATCAAATCACACGAAAACGGTGTAATGAATAATAAAGCATATGCCTCAACTACTGGGCAAACAAAACAGTCAGCTGATAAAGCTGGTCGTGGTGCAACTCAGGCTAAGATGAACTTTGATGAGTTTGGCTGGTCAAGATTCAACTATATCGTATGGGGTGCAGCTTCTTATGCACATACTACGGCAGCTAAAAACGCAGAGAGAGCTGGTAAACCGCATGGTGTATCCTTTACATCGACACCACCAGATATGTCCTCTAAAGAGGGTGAATTCTTATTCGACTTTGTAAAGAGAAAATCAGCTAAATTTGAAATGTTTATGTTTGATATGACACATCAAGATTTAATAGCCTGGCTTAGAGCTAATGCTAAAAAGGATTTCTTCTACCTATCTTTTCAGTATTATGAAATGGGGTATACAGAAGAATGGGCAAGAGACCAGTGGAGACAGTGTGCTACTTTAGAAGATTATAGAAGAGATGTTTTACTAGAGTGGAGAAGAGATTTATCCAGCTCTCCTTATGGTCAGGTTGCTTTAAATAAAATAGAACAGATTGTAAAAGAAGTTGAATATGAATCAATCATCTTAAATAATAAATATCACTTTAAAGTTTATCCAGGGTTTGAAATGGGTAGATATAAAAACATAGTTGTCGGTATTGATGTCGGTACAGGTATGGGTGGTAACTATGATAGTTCCACTATGGTTGGAGTAGACCCCGATACCACCGAAGTTTTATTTACATTCAAATCAAATGAAGCAGACACTTCTGTTTTCTCGGCATTGATATATGAATTTGTAACTAAATATTTAAATCAATGTGTGTTGGTAATAGAGCGTAACTCTGTTGGAAAAGCTATAATAGATAATTTAAAAGATACTGATATAAGAGAATATCTTTATTATTCTCCATTCTCCAATAGACATGAAATTCAAGATGCCACACCAGAGGTTATGAGTAATGGTAAAAAACATTTATTTGGTATAATAAACAGAAGAAAAATCAGAAAAAGATTATTTGAGATAATGTCTACTAGGGTAAGAGAATATAAAAGACTATTTATGTCTGAGGATATATATGATGAAATGACTGACTTGGTAGAAAAGAAAGGTAAAATCAAACATAAAGATGGAGCTCATGACGATTTAGTTATTGCATATTTATTTTCACTATATGTTTTAATGCGTGATACAGAGCTTTATGAAAACTTTGGTATACCTAAACCAAACCCACCAACCGATACAGAAAATGAAGAAAGATATGATATGGATAATCTTGGGGTTGGAAAAGAAGAAGATATTAATATTTTTGTCACTGATTCCACAGGTGAAAAAGATGAAATAAAAACAATGGATGAATATCTAAAAGAAAGAGAAGAAGAAGATTTCAGACAAAGGTTAAGAGGTAATGACGATGAATTTTCACCACCATCTGGTAGTGATGGTTTTGTAGATTTGGGTGGAGATATGTTCGATTAAATCAAAAATAATACCCGAGGGTCAAACCTCGGGTTTTTATATTATAAATTAAAAGAAAACTTACCCTGTTTAATAGATTTAAGTAAATTCTTATCTATTTCTTTTTTAAATATTTTGCCACCATTATCGTCAGCAATATAATCCATACCATATTTGATTAGGTTGTCTGGTATTAGTAATGAAGATAAATCTGATACACTATCATTTAAATAATCGTTAGTCTGTATGAATTGGTTATCAATATATTTATACAGTGTTCCGTTTGATTTCAATAAGATATGAAACCAATCACCCCAAGCATAAGGTCCACCATATACTCCGATGTTAGCCTGTGTGTCGTCTGGATTTAATCCAGTGCCAATGTGTTTTGTGTTCAACCCATCTATTGTGTAATCTGTATTTACTGTGAAAGAATAAGATGTACCTTGATTAGAAGCTACACCATTAACCACAAATAAATCGTTTTGGTAAGTGTTGATTAAATTTGCATCCCCATATTCACTCGCGTTTTCACAATTACCAAACCCAATACAATTCTCATAATATTTTCCTTGTCTAAATGCACCGTAATCTAAACCCCTGTTATCAAAAATACAATTATAACAGCTAACATAACCATTTTGTTCACCCATCTTAATGAAACCACCATTGTTTAATCGTAAAACACAATTGTAAAAATTATATATTTCATTTCCGCTTTCCCTGAATAAACCATCCGCTACAACCACCAAACTATAAAAGTCACAATTCGCACTTGAATATTGCCATGGCCTAGAAGTTAGACCAAAATCCAACACAGAATTCAACCCATCACCAATAAAGTCTATATCTTTATTGATTGCTCCTGTATAATCATTATAATTTGCATTTTCATTACCTATTAAATATATAGCATCACCACTAACGGATCTGTTGTATGCTTCTGTAACAGTTAATAATGGAGATTGTTCAGAACCGTCATTAGAATCATTTCCATTGATACCTTCGACATAATGAATATTATTATAAGTTAATTCTTCATTATTTATATTTATAGTTGGCATTTTTTAAATCACCTCTTTCTATAAAAAGGTCGCACTTTTTATGGTGCGACCGTTATTTTTACATTATAAATACATATGCTTTATTTTCGGTGTCAGTTCTCACAATGAAAGTTATATCTATTGATTCTTCTATTTCTATTCTTGGTATAACTATACCTTCAAAATGATCTATTCTTTCAAAGACCATAACATCAAGCACACCATCAAACATATCTTCACCGAGCGCAAGAGAATACATTGAACCTTCGAAATTATCCTCACCTAATATACTAGGTAATTCAAAATATCCATCGAATGATTCTTCATCAGTTGCTAATGTGTGTAAGTTAATATCAATAGAATCTTCACTATCAAATACAGGGACATCAAAAGAGACATCTATTTTATTCCCTGTATCTTCTTCACCGACATCATATCTGACTGTTAAGTTTACATCTATAGCTCTAGCATCATTAAATTGTGGTACCTCAAAATAGATATCTATCGAATCTTCTGTATCTATTCTGGATACAACCATACCATCAAACGATATTTCATCATTAAATTGTGGTACCTCGAAACCAATATCGATATCATTGGTTAGGTCTTGTCTTGCTGTTACTGTACCATTAAAACTATCAGTATCTTCAAATAGTGGTACATCAACCATACCATCGAATTCATTTTCACCTGGTATTTTAGCTATAACTTCACCACTAAAACCAATGTCAAATGTGTCGAATCTTTTAATGGATATTGAACCATCAAATGACGGTAAGATATTTGGTGTTTGGATGGCTGTTACGGTTGCGTCAAATGAATCCTCATCATCAAATTTCGGTACATCCAAATTGATGTCGATTTCTTCTGTTGGGTCATATCTAACATCAAAAACTAAATCAAAAGATTCAGTTCCTTGGCCAACTATATCAGTTGTACCATTCATTTCGTTTTCTGGTGGTACAATTATTTGTGCGTCAAAAGAGGTTGTATCCTCTAACTTTGCTATGACTTCTCCATTGAATTGGGAAATCTCTTCTGTCATTTATTTACACCTTCTTCCTATTGTATTAGGAGAGGTTAAACTATAATGCTACCTTCTGTTTTAATATGGAAGTTAGCACCGAGTTTACCTTTACCCATTTGTGTCTGGATTGAAACATAAAAATCTTTATTTATATTTATAGTTGGCATTTAATAAAACCTCCTCTATTATTAATTATTTATTCTGTTTTTGTCCGTTTGTTAAATTCATTGAGATTACATTTTGTTCGTTTAATTTTTCTGTTTCGATTTTGATGTTCTTTGTCTGTCCATTTATATTTAAACTAAAAACATTTGTCTTTTTTATAGGTACAAATTTAAATCTTAATTTTATTTTCTGTTCCATCATATCCACCCAGAAAAGTAATTCGATACTATTACCGTTCTCATCTTTTTCTTTCCAACCTGTATAGTATCCTATTATGTAATCTTTACCTTTCCAGCCACTCACCTTTTCTTTAAAGTTTATAATATCTTTACTTAGGCCTAATTGTCGACCATTGAAAGAAAAAATAAATTCACTTTCGTTTACCTTACATACTCCTTTATTAGTAAAGTGAGTAAACTTAGATCTATCGCCTTTTAAGATGAATTCTTCTACCCTATCTTTATCTATGTCTTCAAAATCTCTTTCTGTTTCTTTTAATACTTCACCATTTTTATAAATTGCTATCCAGTCCATTAATCTTTTAGCCAATTCTAAAACCCCCTAATTTGACTTCTTTAAATTATATAGCTGTAGCCAACCATAAGATCGGCTACAGCATAATATGTTTTTAAGTATAGAAATATCTTACTGCAACTTTAAATGGTTTTGGTCCATGTGTTGCACCATATGGTACTTGCACTTGAAGTGTGACATCTGAAAAGTTTTCTAAAGCTGTTTCGTCACCAACATTAGCTAAACCAGAAATTTGGTTATCTGTGAGTTCAGAAGATCCAATAGGTAATTCAAAAGAATCATTTAATTCTTGTAAAGAAGTATCACCTAACGAATCACATTGAGCATACACCCAACCTGCTGTTACAACTTCCTGTAGTTTAGCACCATTTTCATCCAACACAAATAAAGAACAATCCTGCATTGCACTTGCTGGTTCAACATCAGCAGATACTAAATAATCAGTTGCATCTGGCATAGAGCCTGTAGAAAGTGGTGTTACACTACCTGCAACATAATCGATTGTGTAATCTGTGTCTTTAACATAGATATCTTCATAGTTGAAATCTAGTGTATGTGTTGCAACACCATCAACTGTTAAAGATGTCCCTGTTGGGAATGTGATTGTGTTAGCTGTATAGTCAATAACATAATCAGTTCCAGCTGTTGCACCAGAGATTGCAGCGTTACCATCGTCAATAATGTTTTCATTGATATCAATAGCAACATCAAGTGTATCTGGCACAAAATCTTGTGTGGTGTTTAGAGGTAAAGATTTAACTACTTCTGTTCCTTCTGCAAGTTTGGTTTCACCTACATCGTTAGCTGCATCTAATGTAGCAGTTAACTGTACATCTGTTATAGAATCTACCCCACCTCTGTTATTCCAAATTCTTAAATTTAGTTCATCTGAATTCTCCTGGGCTTTAATCTCTCCAAGATCCCAAGGATTGGATTTTAAATCAACATCTGCTGGCACACCTGTATCTGGATCAGGGGTCACATCATAAAAACTTACCTGAGGTACTTTAGACATTAAATATCATTCCTTTCTCTTATTATTTTTAATTTACATTAAGTTGTGCTATGATACTCATTGTAGTGACATTATCAAAGTCACCGCTGACTAATGTAATTCTTAACTTATCGTTTACGATATTAAAATTGGTCGGAAATTCTTTATGTTCTTCACCAGTTTGTAAATCAAAACTATCTAAAATAACCCAATCATCTGTGTTTGATAATTTCTCTAAATTGATTATTAGGTTAGATTGATTGTCTGACTGGCTACCAATAGATATCAATAGATTGTTTATTGTTCCCTCATACGGAACTTTAATTTCTGTGAATGTTTGGGGACCCTGTTTTAAATTTTCCCCCAACATAAACACTATGTCTTTGGATTCATTTTTGTCGGGGTTTTTATTGAGTTTAGACCACCCATTATTAAAACCATTAGGTATTTATAATCTACCCCCTAACCACAAGTCTATAAGGACCACTAGCTGTAATATTAAAAGAAGAGAAGTCCTCGAATAAATCAGAGAAGCTCTCTCCAGTATCAACTTTAATATCCATACTGTTGATAGATAAATTCAATGATTGCTCACCATCGTTTATGATTGAAATTGATTTTCCTACTGATTGCAAAGTGTAGTTTTTATTTCCTGTGTGTTCATCTGCTAAAATAACCTTCGGATTATTTATTTCGGTTTGTACATCGGGAATCGAAACATTTATACTATCTTCACCAGATGCATAAAGGAACCTTTTATTTATGAAGAAATTCTTTTCTGGATTATAGCAAAAGGTTTTAGCTTTAATGTCGGCTGGAATTGTTAAACCACTGTATATATTGAATGAATCTTTATCGGGTAATTTTATAGTACCATCTATTAATATATCGTTTTCTACTTCTGTTGCTGTAGAACAAATTCTAATTATAACATCTGATCCTTTTTCTGTTATGATACTAGCCATATTTTATCCCTCCTTTTTATTATGTTCTGGGTTGATTACTTAATCTCAACATAACCGACATGTTTGAAACATTTTCGACATCACCACTGAATAACGATACCCTTAAAGTGGGGTTGTCTATTTCTATATTGACAAATTTTTTAGCCGAATTACTACCTGATGGTATAGTTATATTGTCGAGTATATACCATCCATTTGCTGTTTCATCATAGTATTCTATAAATAAACCTATGTCTTCTGTATTGGATGAACTCTGACCTTTATTTGCTATTATGGTATTTATATATTTTTGATATGGCACATATATCTCTGTTTTTTCTTGTGGACCAAGTATTAAGGATGTACCCAACATAAACACAACATCTCTATCACCCTCTATAACCGTGGCTGATTCTAACTTGAGGATTACGTTCATATTAGAAACATTTTCATAATCACCACTCACTAATGATATCCTGAATATATCGTTATCTATTTCTTCTAAAACATCGTATGTCACATTGTTCTCATCAACCTGTAATTCAAATGTTTTCAATACATCCCAATTACCGGTGTTTTCATTTAAAATATCCAATGAAAATATCAAGTTAGATGAGTTTGTTGAACTTACACCTTTATTGACAGTTAATGTTTTAATTTCTGCATCATAAGGTAACATCATTTCTGTGTGACTTTGTGGTCCAGTTATTAGTTCACCACCCAAAGAAAAAACCGCATCTTTAGTGAAGATTGCTCCTACACCACCCGATGCCGTAGAGTTTATGGTTATTTCTCTAGTTGTGGGGTCCATTTCAAATTCTATATTGTTACCTGGTGAAAGATAATCTATTAGGTTACTATTTAATGTTTCGATATTTTCTATGGTTACAATCCCCGATGGTTCGTCATATGAGAGATTTATATTGTTCCCAGCCCCAAGATAATCGATTAACCTATCTTTTTCTAAAAGTTCACTTGCATCAATAGTTAGTGACTCTGTTTCTGGATCATATATCAAATTGATATTATCTGATGAATTGAATGCAGAGTCCAGCTGGCTCCTTTTTAATAGGTTACCATTTGTATCGATTGTGATTTCTTCTATTTCTGGGTCGTAACTTATGTCAATATCATCCCCACCTTTAAAATGATCTATGATTCTATTTTTTCTTAATAGATCACTTGCATCAATAGTTAAGATCCCAGTTTCTGGATCATACTCAAGATTTATATTGTCAGATGAATCAAAAAAATTATTTATTTCATTCTTTCTTAATAGATCCGGTGCACCTATGGTGATTTCGCCTGTTTCTGTATCCTCTGATAACGCTATGTTTTCACCTTGATTGATAAGTTCATTTATACGTGAACTCATTATTTCGAAAACATCCTTTATATTATCAAATTTTATTTCTCCAGTATCTGGATCATAAGTTATAGAGATGTCGTCACCAGCAATGAGTTTATCATTGATCAAACTCGATATATGATCACCCGTTAATGAACTTTCTATACTTATAGTGTTTGTGGTTTCATCTAAGGTTACACTAACCATATCATCGGTATCTATCACATTACCAATGAGTGAGACTATATCTTCATCGGTTCTCTCATTTCTTATTACTATCTGATCATTGGTATCATCATAGGTTATGTTGATATTGTCTGTGCCTTTGAGTGTAGGTCCTATTAAATCTTGTATCTGCTGGGTGGATATTGGTTTGCCAGTTATGGTTATCTTATTGGTTGCAGAATCAAAATCAACCAATATATTGTCACCGGCAACTAGAGTCTCAGAAAGTGCTTCGCCTAATTCTCCACCACCAACACCTGCTCTCTGCCAAGTATCCTTAGCTGTATCTTTTTTCTGCCAAAGAGCTTTTGTATTATGTTCCATTAAAAATGTACCAGGTGGGGAATTATTTACTTTTGGGTCAGAGGATAGATTTGGGTCCCCTGTATATTGAGACCCATGTAGTAAAACTATTCTCTTTGGTAATTCTGTATTAATAAAGTTTATAAAACGTTCTAAATCAATAGGCATTTAATTTTATACCTCCTTTATCATGTGGTTTTTACTTGTACATTTAAACTAGTTATATCTAAATCAGTGTTCACTTCTTTCTCATAAACTGTACCGGTATCAAGTGAACCTTGGTCTACCATAGCATCTGTTTTTGTTTTAGTTTCTTCTTCTATTAAACTAGTATCAAATATATTGCTTATTATTCTTGCTTTACCATCTGTTGGTATTTTAATAACAGCAGAACCTTTACCTGTTTGTGATAAAGTTAAACCTTTATTATTG